CAGTTGAATTTGCTTTCACAGCAATTTGTCCGGTTTCACCCCAGCAAATTTGTGTGCCATCCCCAAAGCGGACGTAGCCAGCGCCGGAGGCGACGATGGCTGTTAATCCGATGCTGGCAGCGTTCCTGCAATCAATGCACGTCCTGCCGTCTTCATCGACAGTTTGGACAAGAATGTTTGCAGAACCCGGATGGTCAGAAAGCCGAAGTTCATAGCCGTCCAATTTTTTGGAATTGTCTGCGGTGTCGTGCAGACCAAGTTTCCCCGCCAGCAGCTCATCCACAGCGGCTTTGCTATAGAAGATCACGTTGCCGTCCTCGTCGAGGATGACATCCTTGCCCACTTTTTTTGCCAGCGCGTCACCGGTGGCCTTTGCGTCAGCCGGTGCGTTCTCAATGCTCAGGGTCTTATCCGTCCCCGCCTTGGCCCCGGCCTCGTCAGCCGCCTTCTTGGCGGCCTCCTCATGTTTGGCCGCGTTGCTCTCCGACGTCGCCGCAGCCGTTTTGGACATTTCCGCCGCGCTGGCCGAACCGGCTGCTTCCGTGGCACTTCCCGCCGCAGCTTCTCGTGCCGCTTCCGCTTGTTGCCTCGCAATGTCTGCACCTGCAACATTCGAAAGGGTGTTCAGCGTTTCAGCATTCATCGGAGTGCCTTCAACCTCAGGCTCGTCGTTGCGAACCAGTGTGACAACTTCCGATGTGCCGTCAGACTTTTTCATTGTCCATCGGCCCGGATACTTTGCCTTGCGGTCAACAAATACCATAGTAAGGTTCACCTCCGCATATTGGCTCTGAGCAGTAAAGCAAGTGGTCGTTTGCGATTCGCTCTACCTCGGCCAGAATTGTTTCAATCAGGTTCATGGTCTGATATGTCAGGTTGTTCATGCTTGACGGCGTGTCGGACAATCCACCGGGGCCGCTGCATTTGGCTCGGATGTTGGAAATGTTCACAAGCCAGCGAGAAGCGTCCGAGACAGTCAAGTATCCATTTGCATCCCAATCGGTTTTTACCGAAACAGATGCGTTCAAAATGTCTGCAATCTCTTGAATTCCACCTTCAATGCGGTTGTAGTCCGTGTAGCTCAGAGCGCCTTTCATGCCAGCCAGCCATTCTGTTCGCTCTTCTTCAGTCCATGTATTCAGTCGGCCTTTTCCGGTCAGCTCAGCAGCGCGACGGACGTCTTCATTCGTTCTGTCGGTAATCCATGTTGACATATCTTCACCTCAAATCATCAGATTCCCGTTTGCATCCACTTCCAGATTTGCAGGAAGGGTAAACGCAGGACGAGCAAATACATTTCCGTTGTTTGCCCAAACGCTTGCACTGGAACCTCGATAAGAGCAACATACAACGCCATGTTCTGCTCGCGTAGCATCGTCTCCGCTCAAACCGTCCACAGACCCATCAGTCAAGTGGCTTCTAGTCCAACAATAGGACGTTTCGCTATTGAGAATCTGTTTGGCAGTCGGAAGCGCACCGCTGCTATTGTCAGGGTAAGCGGCATAACCTCTGCCGACGATTCCAAGTTCTTTTGCGGTCAGCAGGAAAACGCTTGTAGAAACTTGTGAAGTGAATCCCGATTTCTTTTGCAAAACGGTTTGGCCCATTTGATTTTTCACAGAAGCGCTGAACAGGTTTTTGTAATCCCCATTTAACCAGTTTGTGATTTCAGCAGGGCCGTCATTATAAGAAGGAACCACGAAATACTTATCCTCATTATATCCCTCTCCGTAATGGTAGTTGTTCCAGAAATCATTATATCTGCCCCAATAATAAAACCAACGATTCTCCCCGGAATCGGTGTCATGCAGCCAATATTTCTGATTGGGGTTTGCATCAACCTTGTTGAAACGTAGCTTTCTGAACCCATATCTGCGGACGAACAATGTTCGGCCAGCACCGTTATGATCGGAAAGATAATTATGCTGCGCAAGGATGAAATCGACCGCTGCGCCATTCTCCACGATTTTAACAATCGTACCATCAGGCAGATTGGAAAGTGCAGAAGATTGGGCGGAAATGTTCAGGCTTGCAGATTCTCCAAATGCACTTGCGGTAACCGTTGCGCTGCCTTTGGAATTCCACCAGATGCGACAAGTAGAAACACCACCGCTGTTGCTGAGAACCTGCAAACGAACAGCGCCGCTACTCGTGCTCCAATTGATGCTCGGAGCACTTGAAACAGTCGGGTGGAAGGTTGCGGTAACGTCGTTGTACTGACTCCAAGAAAGGTTTGCCGAACTCTGGCTAAGCGTAATATAAGGTGCTTCTGCGGTCACCTGACAAGATGCAGAAGAATTGCCAGCGCTTGCGGTCACAGTAGCGGTTCCTTTATGAGAATACGAAACGCGGCAAGTGGAAACGCCGTCAATGTTGGTCAAAACGTCCAAGTGCACAATGTTGGCGGGAGACGCGCTCCAACCGATTGCGGGGGAATCCATAGATGCAGGAGTCAGCCGCGCGGTTAAAATACGAGAATCGGCATATTGAAGAGAAAACAAGCTTTGGTCAAGAGATACCGACGCGATGTCCGAAAGCATATAACCTTCCAACGTTCCCTTAAAACAGCCATTGAAAGTGTACTTTGCATTCGTGACAAACATTTCCGACGCATAGCCAAAGCTGTGGTTGAGCTTTACATGGTCAAGCGCGTCAATATGAGGACTGGCGCGATATTCCAAACTCGCTTTCTTTCGCGTGGAGAGGATGGAGTAGGCTTCCGTCATGGAATTCTTGCCCTTTTCCAAAATGGAATCATTCAGCAAAGGATTGCTGATAGACTGCGTAACACCGTCAACGTTAGAATTGCTCGGATAAAGGCGCGTTGTATTGTTAACACTGCAAGAGACGTCTTTCAATCGAGGCGAAAAAGTGATTTCGGGCCATTGATAATTGTTCATCGAGTCGATTTCATAGACCTCAGAAGAAGAACCCGCAAAAAACGTAGGCCGTTCGATTCGAATTTCACCCTCGCGAGTTTGGTACAAGACCATACCCGCTGCATTTGCAGCCATCTGCAAAATATCCGAGTTCTTGTAGGAAGAGTTATTCTCTTTGCTGATATCTACGGTGTAATCCTTTAGCTCATCAGAAATAGAATAAGACGCAGTGTTTTCAGGAAGCCGAGAAAGCGCATCAATGCAAACATCGTACAATGTTCCGCTTTTTCTGCCAATATATGCAGAGTCCATCAGGAATCCGAGAGCATCGCGAGCAACAAAGGAAGCTTCAATGCCGTTTGCTGGTACACTCCATTCAGACATAAAGAATTTGCCGCCGTTAATCCACTCGGTCGTTCCATCAATATCCATTCCGTAGCTGACTGTGACAAGCTGACGCTCATAAAGGTATCGATACATACCTTGTGGGTTCAGAGGGTTCCACGTTTGTTGGCTATTATCAAGAGAAAAAGAAATGCTATCTTTGGAAAGCTGACCGGATATTGGGTCACGATTTGACTCATGAGTGTAAGAGATCAAGTTGTTTTTTGTATAAGCCAGTCTGAAACCGACCATGAACCATTCAATTCTTGCCCTACGGTCAGGCAAACACCAAGACAAAACCTCAAGAGTGATTTTATCGTAGCCGGAGATTTCCCAATCGACTTCGGCTCTAAAACTGTTATTATCGTTGACAGTAATCGTGCTTACTTGCGTGTCTCCAGAATATGCCGTGAGCTTAAAGCTTTTGGCGTATTCGTTCAACGTCTCAGACCACAAAATCGTAACGCCGGGGATGGGTCTCGTGTGAAGTCTGCTGAAAGTAAACGTCAGCTTTGGATGGTTCGATTCAGAAACAATGTCGCGACTGATGTATCCGGCTTCGTTGGCAGAAGAACCGGACGCTGGCGGAAGCAAAAATGTTCCGTCAAGCAAATGAAGATTTGGCTCTCCGGTTGCGTACTTTGCAATCGAACGTTTATCGTTTTCGGATGTAATGCCGGAAACATTGCTGAACAACGTTTGACTGTCGGCGCTTGCAGAAGCGTCTTTTTGGACGCCGGGTTCTGTACTATCATAAAAAATCTTGATAAACGTCTCAGGAACAAGCGTTTCGCTGAACTTGTTCAGCCATTTTTGAGAAGGATGTTCCATCTTAGACCTCCACAAGCGCCAATTTGCATCCAGCCCAGCCCATTACGTTTCCGCTGTTTGGACTTCGCCTCCACATGCCGGATATGCGGTCGGACACATACATCTGCCGGGTTTCATAAGTGTTTGTTGCTTGGTTCAAGAATCGAACCGAGCAATAAAAGTTTCTTGTGAACAAACTAAGGACGGTTGCCCACTGGGCTGCGGTCAGGTAGTTCCACGACAGCGATACTTTTGCAACATCGTGTCGCACGACGGCTCCGACCACTTTTCCTTGAGTATTTCGTCCAGAATCCACAATCGTGCTTGTGGTCGCTTCATAAGAGGACGGTTCAGGCAATGCCGTGCCGTTCACTGTGACCAGTGCTGGAATATTTGCCATAGAACTGTCGCCTCCTTAGTAGCTGTATGCTTCCGTTCCCATCAGGGACATTCCGCGATCGCTCTGACGTTTTTCGACCGCAGACGTGATTTCCTTTCCGTCAAGATAGACCCGAACCGTAAAGTTTCCGTTGTCCGTGTCTCCGAACCCGGATTCCCGCATAGCGGCGATAAAACCTTCCTTTACAGAATCGCGAAGCTCAGACGGGGTAAGCTCTGCCGAACGGCTGTAGCTAGAAGTGTAAGAACCAGAACTAGTTGCTTCCGAATACTGGCTCGTTCCCGGAACGTTGGAATAATCCACGTTTCCAGAAGCGAGAGAATCAACGGAAGAGCTGTTTTCACGAGCGGCGGCAATCTTGTCTGCATACTCGAACAGCGGGTTCTTGATATAATCAATCTGACCGCCCCAGAGCTGTGCAACAAGGTTGTATGCGCCAATCATAATATTGACGCCGTTGATGAAGCCCTGCACAAATGTGCCGAGCAGACGCACGATTCCTTCGAAAATGTAGGACATGAAATCCTTCAAACCGCCCCACACGGAAGAAATGCCGCCCGCAACGTCGCTATTCGTTCCGGCTAGATTGAGCAAAGCGCCAGCCAGCATTGCAATCAGCGAAACAACAAACAGAATCGGGTTTGCGTCCATTGCAATATTTAATCCGGTCTGCGCCGTCGTAGCCGCAACGGTCGAAGGAACCAGTTGACCGATAAAGCTAGAAGCCATACCGGCAATGTTGTTCCAAACGCTACTCAAACCCTGCGTCAGCCACTGCAAGCTGTTATTGGCAATGGACTTGATTTGCTTTCGCTGCTCATCGTCCATTGCATGATAGAAATAGGAAGCAGCCCACTTACCGAGAGACTGCAAATCCCCCTTCTCGATGGCAGTGCCAAGCGTCTGCATACTGCCCAAGAAATCAGTCTGCAAGCTGGAATCAATTTGCTGCCACTGGGTATCCAGACCGTTCAAGAACCCGGTAACGTAGTTGGTAGCCTGAGTAGAACCAGCGGCAATCAGCTCGTTGCCTTTTTCCTGCACAGCGTCTACAACGCCCTGCATAGCAGTGGTGACGTAGGAAACAGCAGCAGTGATACCGTTTGCAAGGCCTTGGTCAATAAATTTACCAAAGCGCTCAAACAGAGCGGAGGGAGAGTGAATTTCAGTATCTGTCGTGAACTTGTCAATGATAGCTTTTGCAAGATTTGCCGCAGCGCCTTTTGCGGTTTCAATGCCGCTTTTGATACCATTTACGAGGCCCCGCCAAATGTTTTTGCCTGCTTCAAACATTTTGGAAGGAAGAGAAGCAATAGCATTTGCAACGGCTGTTACCATATCGGAAGCAGCTTTTGCGGCATCTTTTGCCCACGTTTTGATATCATCAATAAATCCACGAACAGCTCTCGCACCGTTTTCGACGTGTTCATCGAGATGTACGAACCATGTAACAACATCCTTTACCCAATTGATAAGGTCAGCAAAACCAAGAACCGCCTTTTCGATGAAGTTACCGTTCATCTGAATATCAAGACGGTCGGTTTCGCTCACTCCATTGGTAATCCATCCGACAAACACTCCGACATCGTGAATCAGCTGAGCAATGCCCATAACGGCATTCTCGATGAAGTTACCGTTCATCTGTAAGTCAAGCCTGTCAGTTTCGGAAACACCGTTCTGAATCCATCCAATAAAAATTGCGAAATCATTGATAAGATTTCCAATGGCTGTAATTGCGCCACCTACAAAATCAGCAACTTTTTCGCCCATAGACTTGAAAGCATTGAACCAGTCCGTTTCCATCTCAAAAGCTTCTTTTTGACTTTCGCTACCAAGACCACGAACTGCAACAGTGATAGCTTCAAAACCAAGAACAGCAAGACCGGCTACAGGATGACCGCTAACAATAAGACCGATGCCCATAAGTGTTGTAATTAAATCACCAACATCAAGATCAAGGCCTTTTACAACGTTAGAGATTGTTTTGAACGCAGAAGAAATGCCCTCCTGCCAACTTTCTGGAATGAGATTCCAGATTACTTGCTTTAAGTTAGAAAAAGATTCTTTCAGGTATTTGATGGATTCTCCGAGTTTTCCATCTGTGAGTGATATATTCCAACCCTGCCTAAGCCCTTCCGCAGCAAGGTAAATCATAGCTCGAACACGTTCAAGGCCTTTTTGGAACGCCTCACTGTTTTGGTATAGGTCAACAAAACGAGCAACCATGATGCCAACAGCGACAGCTGCTCCCATAATGGGAGACTTCCAAAGTTTGAGAATGCCCTCAATCAAGGTTCCGTCGCCTTTGATTTTGCTAAGAGCATCCATCAAAGCGTTGCCAATAGCCCACGTTGCAAATCCGGCAGCGATACCAGCAACCAAAGGAGCCAACTTTTCCAATTTCGCTTTGACTTCATCAATCGTCGTACCGATGTAGTCCTTGAACATATCGTAGCCGGACAGGTCTACATCGCCCAAGATGTTGCCAGCGGATGCGCCACTGCCAGAGCCGGAACTTCCCTGCGTTGGATCAATAATGTTCAGTTCATCAAAACCCATCGTGTAGTCCTTGAGGGCTTTGGCAGCTTTCTTTGTCGAATCGGCTGTATCATCCATTGCGTCACCGATACCGCCAACACTGTCAGCGCTCTTTGTGAAATCAGTAAACACGACCTTCACGCCCATCAGCTTTGCCACCCATTCAACAAACTCTCGAATGAGCTGTACGGCGGCAATCAGTGGGGGGAGAATGGCTTTCAGGGCAGGGTAGAGCAGAGAGCCAACAGACTTTGCCAGCATATCCAGCTGAGCTTTCAGGATTTTAATCTGGTTCGCAGGGCTCTGGATGGTCTGTGCAAGGTTGCCCTGCACGTTGGCAGTCTGCTTCATAATGGCAATGTAACGAAGAACCGCCTTGTCTGCCTGAGACAGACTAGAAACCTGCTTGTTAAAGCCCAAAGCAAGAAGCTCCTGCTGTAACCGCGCCTGAGACAAGTCGATGCCCAAACGGCGAATAGGCTCAATCTCGCCAGAGATTGCGGAGGACATTGCGGTAAAGGTCTCTGCAACGTCCTTATTCCAATAGGAGCCTTCGTCATAGGCAAGCTGGGTCAGGTTCTTGGACAGAACGTATGCCTTGTCACTGGTCAAACCAAACGAAGTGCCCAAGCTCTGAATGGTAGCCATGTAGGTCATTGCTTTGGTCGGGTCAACGCCAAGCAAGCCTTGCATCTTGCTAATGAGCGTATCAGCTTCACCGCTCAAATTGCCCATAGCGTTATGAAACAGGTCTGTTGCTTCATAAAAGTCATTGAACTTTGCAACGGCATTGCCAAGATATTCAGCAATGGCTTTCATCGAAACCAACTTTGCCATGTTCCGCATAAAGCCGTTCATCTGATTTGATAGGCTGAGATAGCTCTTACGCTGCTTTTCGTTGGCAGCAGTCACACGGTTCGCCTGTGTCACAACCTTGCTCAACTGTGGAGGGAGCTTTGCAAAAGCATTGCCCACCTTGTCAAGCTGAGATGCAAGGGGAGTAAGGGCAGCAGAAATCTTCTGGCAAGAGCTTGCGAAAGAATCAAGGTCTGTCGCTTTCAGCTTGTCGGTCAGGTCAGGAACCTTTCCGATCGCATTGAAAGCACTGCCAAGGGCTTTAAGGTTCGATGCGTCCAGAATGGACAGCGGTGCCAAAGCGTTAGTGAGCTGAGTAATGCTTCCAGACATAGAGTAAAAGTCAACGCCGTTCAAGCCAGACACAGCCGCAGGAATCTTCTTGATTGCGTTCACGACCGTGTTGATGCTCTTTGCACTTGCGGTCGTGTTGACGTTAGAAAGTCCATTTAGAAAGCTGGTGATTTTATCCAATCCAGACATTCCAGCGGATGCCTGTTTCAGCGTTGCAATGGAACCGGCCAGCCTGTCAAGGCTGTTCACAACCTTTGTGACGTTGCCTTTCGTCCGCAAATTAGAAATGGCGGCAGCGAGCTTGTCGATATTAAGCTCTGCGCCCTGCGATTCCGCAGAAATCTCTACGGATAAGCTCGTAATATCAACATCAGCCATCACTACCACCATCACTTTCCATCATAGAGAACATCGTTCTCTTGATTCGTTCCTGCGCCTCAACTGCGCGTTGGTATTCATACTCGTCTTTCTCCTTTTGAGTAAGGGGAAGCGGTCTATCCATGTACTTGATGGGCTTAGACCCTTTCTTTCGGAACATATTGCCAACCGTAGAGGAAAGCGCAGATGCCATGTAAAAGCCGTTTCTCCACGCTTCTGCGTTGGCTCTGCGTTCCCGCAGCTCTTCTGCGTCACGGTAGACCTTTGCCAGCCAGACATCGCCGTGCCAGAACTGGTCGTAGGTCATGCCGATGGAGATGTAATAGGCTTCTACATCGTGGAACAGCTTAGAGAAAGAGAATGGCTCTTCCTCTCCGTCCGTTTTTTGAGATTGTGCGGTTACACAATCTCCCACGTTGCGTTTTTTGCGGTCTTGTCCTCAGTGTCAGTTGCCAGCAGAGACTTAGAAGCATCCATGAACATCTCAAGCAGAATGCCCATCAGGTCTTCCTTCTCCTCGATATGCTGGAACATCTCGTCAACAACCTTGCGCTTGATGCCCTTGTTGCGGGCAATGAACGCACCGTAGAACAGGGCACGGGAGTTGGACAGCAGATTGGTCATCTGGGTGTACTGGCCAATCTGAAAGCCTGCACGCTCGGTGGCTTCCACGCTGTCACGGGTGAAAGTCAGCTCGTAAGTGTTCTTGCCATCGGGGGAATGAAAGTTGATAACCTTAGCAGCCATAATAAATGCTCTCCTTTATAAATAGGGGCAGAACCAAATCCGTTGTTCAGTTCTGCCCATTTTTTTGATTGATTCGATTTGTGCGGATTAGCCGCCATTAACGGTCAGGCTATCGCTGAACTTCGGGGTAGAGTGGAAGATGCAATTGATGGTCATTTCCACAACCTCGTCCACGCCGAAGCCGGACAGACCGACCTGATGCATACCCTGCCAAGTGAAGCCGGAACCGTCCTGCATTTTCAGGGCGTAGTACTTGTCCACGTTGCTCTCAGATGTATCGTCATAACCAGCAGCCTTGACGGCGGCGTAGTCGGTCTTGTTGTAGTTGGCGGTAAAGGCTTTGGTGTCAGCCTGAACGATGCCAAAAATCTGCTTCTGCATACCATCAGACAGGGTGGTTGCATCCAGAAGGTTCGGGTCGGAGATCAGGTCGGGCACATCCTTGATGTCGCACAGCTTCGTCAAAGTGGTTGCGCTTTCGCCACAGTAAAGGGTAGTGTTCAGACCGGAGATAGCAGTACTCATAGAATGTTTACCTCCTTAGTTTCGGTAAATCATTCCGTCCTCTCCGATTGTTGCCCCATAGCTGCAATCAATCCGATAGACGGAATTGTTGTACAGCCCATTCAACGGGGCAAACGATTTGCGATAAAAATTGAGCGGTTCAAGAATAGAATCTACGATTCCAACAATGGAACGTGCTTCTGCAATGCGTCCGGTGTCCTTGTTAGAGTAGACCCGCACACGCAGGGAAACGGCAGCGTACTTGCTGTGTCCGGCAGAATCAATGTGTACAGGAAGGTTGCTGTTTTCCTCTATCTGCACACACGGAAACTTTTTGACGTTGCTGTCATTGATTTCGCCAGTGACGAAGATGCCGGGAACTTGCTTTCGCAGTTCCTTAGCAACAGCCGTGAAGATAGAATTGAAATAATCAATCAACTATTCCAAACCTCCCTCCACGTTGCTTCGACCTGAGAAGCCATTTCTTCAACAGCTCCCCACATAGCCATAGCTGGCTCGTTACCACTGGTGTAATTCAACTGACCTTTTCCATCCACCTGTTTAACAGGCGTGCCAGCATTGCCGGATTCGCCGTAGTAGTACCATCTGCGGTTTGCGCCTTGCCCTTTACCGTAGGAACCATGCGCACCAACTCCGGGCGGTAGCTCACCGCCATATCCGTTGTGATGTGCGCCAGTGCCAAACTCGATAAAGGCAACTGACTTGCCCTCTGCAACGATAGTACAAGTCTTGTCTTTTTGGTTGATATGGCATTTCACGTCATTGGAGCCAGCGTATTCCGCATTAGCGAAACGAACCTTTGCGACTTCAAGTCCCAACCAAGAAAGACGAAAAGCAAACGCTCTAGCCTTTTTATTCAGGGTGGCCTTGTACTCCTGTATCTGACGTTCCGCATCACGAAGTCCGGCATCGCTCAACCTCACTTTAATTTTCACTTGTAGCCACCTCTTTCAGCGCATATAACGTGTCCGTAATATGCTCTGCGACCTTGACCACAGTGTAATTGAACGGCTTTGAAATGTCCGTCTGAAACCAGACGTGTGTGCCTTCATAAAGCGGTGTGTTGCGCTTTTTGCTGGACGAACTGACAACATAGCTGTAATCCGTGAATGCTCCAAAAGGGTTTGCTTCCGCAGAACCAGTAGGGGGGCTGACGTTCAGCATCAGCTTTGCGGGTTCGCTCCACGATTTGTATGCGGATTCGCCGGTCTCGTTTCCCCACTCGTCCACAACAGGCGTTTTCTTGCCAACAGGGTTTGAATACCACAGCGGGCGTTTATCCAGCGGGCTTCCATTGAACATCAGCTGATAACACCTACTCTCGGAACCACTTCATTCAACAGGGACTGCGCCACATCGGAACTTTCCCACACACGAGTAATACCGTTGTTGGTGTAGCTCGTTTGTCCGTTTGCGCCGATGTGGTTGTACAGTTCCGCTGCAATGCGTATCTGCAACGACTGATACTGCGAGGGCAGCTCGTCCGGCCTGTTGCCGAAGGGGTAGCCCTGTGCAAATATCTTGTCTTTGGCGAAATCAAGCAGCAGGTCGAAGAGTGGGTAGTCCTCGTCCGTGATTTCACGGTCAAGTGCAGGGGCGATGTACTGCCCCAGCTTGACTGCCGCTTCGGAATACTGATCTCCCATGCCGCTTTCCTCCTTTCGCCTTAGTAAGCCTTGATGCAGTACACAGCGTCCATCTTCTGGAAGGACGGCAGGACAATTTCGGATGCGATGATGTTTGTGTTGACAGGGTGAGGTTCCTTAATGGTGGTGACAGCAACGCCATTGTTCACGATAGAAACAGAAACATTCGTCAGACCAGCACGGAGGTCTGCTTCTTCGGGAGTGGTGCCATACCACATCTCGCCAACCTTGCCATCGGGAACCAGAACAACATAACCGTCCGGGATGTACTTGACGGAATCACCGCCGCCTTCAGGCTGGTACATCTTGTCAAACAGATGAATCTTGATGTCGGTAGTCCGCTCAACCAGAGCGCGTGCTTCGCTCTGGGTAAGAACGGCAATAGACTTTGCCGTAACCGTCATAAAACGGTTTTTCACTTCGTCAGAAGCAATCATCTTATTTAGAGTGTTAGTGTTCATATAGGCGTGAGTGATGGTTTCGCCAACGTTTGCCGCAATCGCATCCTTCGCAGCGGCGAAATCGGTAAGGGGAGTAGAAGTGGTAACGTCCCACTTCGCCTTGCCGGTAAGAGCCTTGTAGTTTTTTGCCTGCCAAGTGCCATCCGGGTCGTAATCGTAGATGTAGTTCACGCCGTTCGCCTTGATAGTGATACCGGGTTTGCCGTTTTCCGGGCAAAGCAGCTGCCACGCCATACGCTCAGAAACAATTCGAGCACCAGTAATCAGCTCTGCGGCATCATCGAAAATTCGGCTGATGATTTCCTCCGCAAAAGTGCTGTTGCTGTTCTGAATCTCCATCAACATCTGGCGGTCTTTCTCGTCAATGTGAAAGCCCTCACGGAAGAACGGCATTTCAGTCTCAGACATCTTGAAGCCCTTGCGCTCACGGAAGGTCGCTTTCGTGTCAAATGCACTGGGCATCAGAGAAATGCCAACGCCCTTGTGACCGCGAATCCACTTCAGTTCCAGACCGGCCTTCTTGCGCGGAGGGAACAGAGCATCAGAGCCGAACGCCTGAGCGTTGGTAACATCATTCGTCCAATACTCAGCAATCGCATCGGAAGTGAAATATTTCTGAAAATCCATGTTTTTTACCTCCGTTAAGCATTAGTGCCGATGTTGTCACGGAAAAAGACTGCGGGAACAGCCTTGTGCAGAGCAGCAACGTCATCAGCAGTAAAGGAAAAGCCAGAACTTGCCTTTGCCTTTTTCTGATCAACAACGCCCTGAATCAGCAGCGCGCCATTGGGATTGACAGCAGGGTCAACAGTGTGCAGCAAAATGCCAATAGCATCGGTAACTGCTGCATCGGAAACCCCGGTAGTGGCAGAAGCCTTCTTGCCGGTCTTTGCCATAGGATAGCCAGCCTTTACCACATCGGCTTCGGTCACGGTAAAGGGAATGGCAACGTAGGTATCAGCAGCCAGAATAGTGCTTTCAGGAGCCGATACCGGAGTAGTGGTATACTTCATGTTTTCCTCCTTAATGGAAAGCGTTCATTGCGTCACTCGATGCCTTACTTGCGGCATTCTTGCTTGCGGCAAGGTTCTTGGCAAATGCCACGCCTTCGCTGTCAGAAACGCCATTGCCATCCGCACCCGGAGGTGTGGGCATATCCTTCAGCAGAGAAGCCTTGTATGCGGTGTCGTGGGCGGTCATAAACTCCGACTGGAACTTAAACACCTTGTCCATGTCACCGTCAGCCAGTGCAGATGCAGCCTTGTTGGCAAGTTCAGCGTCATAACCCTGTGCAACGAACTTCTCACGGTAAGATGCGAGGGTCTTTTCCTTGACGAGGTTTTCCTTGTCGGCAGTCAGGGCTTCAATCTGTTTCTGCATCTCTGCCATCTTGTCAGCCTGTTCCTGTGCGGCATTCTCGTCATCGGTACGCTTTGCCTTGAGCTGCTTCTTGTACTCGGCAGCTTCGCCATTGGCTTTCGTCACGGCGTTGCGCAACTTCTCAACCTCTGCGTTAGGGTCTGCAACCTTTTCAAGCGCAGAAATGATTTCATCGGCGGTCATGCCCTCTTTGTAGGCATCACCAAGCAACACATTGAGTTTCATATCGTTAATTTCCTCCTGCGTTTTTTTACCGTTGCTTCCCTGCAACGCTGCGAAATTTGTATCCCGGCTTCCCTGCCGGAATATATCAGCCCGCTTATGCGGATTGATTTTTAGTTGATTCGTTCCCCTGCGCCGTTGTAAACCAGTTCTGCTTTCGCAACATCAGGAGCGGCGAAAACAGTCGGAACAAGATAGACCGGAACGCCATACAACTTTGCAGCATCAATTTCTACAGTACAGTCGTTATACTGAAAGGCGTTATCACCGCAAATACCGATAAAATAATCAGCCTGCGAAAGGAGTTCGATGCTCTTGCCAAGATACCAAAGCCCTTCAGTTCTGCACTTAGGCGGGTTATCTTCGATATAGGCAGGAATAACCTCAAGACTTTCGCCGTACACTGCTTCGGCAATCTTGTGTAAACGATCAAACGTCATCCGAATATTTTCTTCCGACCGATTCTTCATCGGACAAGAAATAAACAGCTTCTTCATTTTTGTTCTCCTTCCTTTGCATTAGTCTGTTCGTCAACCATTTTGCCGTTATTGGTAATACGGTCTGTCGTCTGTTCCTGCGGCTTCGGTGCTTTCCCATCCTCGCCCAGCTTGCCAACGGCAATCAGGAAAGGCTTGCTCATTTCATAAGCAGCCTGCGGGTCAGGGAACAGACCGGGCGTAGTAAACGCCAGCTGCGGGTCAATCGGCTGCTGAATCATCTGTGCAAAAATCTGAACCTTACTCTGCTGGTTGTCGTACTGACGGCGGGGCAATTTGATATTGATGTCACTTGCCATCAACTTAGAGCCAGCCGTATCACGCAGGATTTTCAGCATTACAGACAGGCTCTGGCGTTCAGCGTACTTGAACATATTCTCGTACTGCTGCGCTCTTGCTTCGGTGTGATTCCAACCGTTACGAACGATGACTGCGCCCACGTTATCGGACGTTGCATTCTCGCTGCCAGTAGCACTAGGCATGGCAGTCAGACTGCGGTACACGTTCAACATGGAATCAAGCAAGGTCTGGCTCTGCTGCTGGTCAAGTTCATTTGCAATCTGCGAGACAGAAGCGGGCAAGCTGGTTGTGGATTTCAAGCACATTGCCCCAAGTTCTTTGACTTGTTTCAGTGCGTTATCATCCACAAGGCAGTTGGTAAACACCATGATGGATTGGATGAACTGCGCCACGCCGTCCAGACGGTTGCTTTCAAGGTCATTGATGGCATCCAGAACAGGGATAGCCGGCTCAAACAAACCCATACGCTCCGGGTTCAGCTTGTATTCGACCATCGGCAACATTCCGAGAGAATGGCTCTCAGACTTTGTAACCTTGCCGTTGTCGATTTCAAAGTACTGGTTTGGCGTATACACGCAAATCAAGTCGTTCAGGTCGTTCTGATAATTGCGGGGGATGTGTAGCACATTGGCAATGGGCTTGTGTCCAATGCCGGAGTTGTAAATCACATACGCCATATCCGGGTCTGGAACATCCACCAGCAGGGGCGTTTCATCCGGGTAGTTGCCGTTGTACCCCTTGTCAGGAAGAACAATGCGGTATCCCTGTCCGCACTCCAACATCCACTGCCAGAGCCGACGGTCAAGCGCATCCTTGCCCTCATACTGCAAAGCATTAGACAGGCGGGCGATTTCCTCACCGTCACCTGTTGCCGTTTCAGACCGCACATAAGAGCAAGGAGTGCCGCTCATGTAGCCGGTGTAGAAGCCCACGCATTCATTGGCGTGATTCTCTACAATGCGGTTGGTGATTTCAGCGTGATACTCCTTCGTGCGATGGAGGACAGGCTGGCTACCCAAGTAGTAGTTGTGCAGAAAGCGAATCTCGTTCTTGTTCAGCAGATGAATAGGCTCTGCCTTGCCCATGACCACTTTCAGCACATTCGACCGATTGATTTCTGCCTCAGGCGTTTCAATCGGTCTACGTCCGGTTAGCGGCTCATTCAAAGAGCCGCCAACAACCGTCTGATACTCAGCCATGTTTTCCTCCTTTCTGGCAAAATAAAAAGCGCAGCAAGACAAACCTGTTAAGGTCTATCTCACTGCGCCAAAACTGCGCTTCAAAAGCTATTTACTTTTCAGGTGGATGGATGATTTTCACCCATCCTTCCCTTGTGTCTCCTTCGATAACACCCTTGCATCTGTCGCACTTGAAATGGTATCGTCCGTCTACTTCGCCAAGATAGCGGTTGCAACGAACATTCTTATAGATTGGGTTTTGCCGGATACAAGGGCAACAGATTCTAACTAGCATGAGCGCTCCTTTCGTTGGATTTCTGGAAACAGGCTGTTAAGCACAGACCTGTCGGAAGCTACCGGGAAACTGTTCGCGCTTCCGGTCACGCTAGTTAGTTGTCGGGACTAACAACGTAGTTTTCCCGCCTAAAAGAAAACCACAAATGGTCACAGATTTCGGATTTGCACCAATGCCTACGTCTTTCGACGTGCAGCTGCCTGACCGCTGCAATCTGTGATAAACCCGGCTTAATTGGAACCGTTGCTCTTTGCAATGTGAAAAATCTAAAGACATTGCATTGAGAGCCGGGAATAACGGAAGAGGTAGTATCAAGAGAATATCCCATGCAAAGCAAGAGAATCGTTGTGCTGCGTAGCGGGTTTGAACCGCTTCGTGTCAGTTGGGGGAGTACAAACAACGTTTCGTCCACTCGAAAACGCAACATATAATCCCCGCGACAGAGAAAGGCAGCTGTCGCGGGTGAGTGAGAAAGGAGTGTAATGCAACAAACTGACGAGTAAAAATGACTAAAACCACGTCAATGCAATACATTAGAGGAAGCTGCAAATCTTCCTGCTTATATTTTAAGCCAAAATGCAACCCAAAATCAAATTTTTGTTTCCAAGCACTGCTATATATGACACTTTTTTCAAAAAGGCCTCTTGACAGGCTCGATTTTACTGATTCCGTTGTACAATTCATCGGCAAGCTGTGCCAGACTGTCCGGTGCATCATCGTGCGGAACTTTGCCGAGCTGTGTGAACATCGTCACCTGTTCCATGAACGCCTTGTATTCTTTCGACTGGTGCTTCTCGTCAAGGAAATAGAACCGTTTGATGTCCGGTGCGTACTGGATGATTCTGGACAGCTTGCTTTGACCGCTGGGCGCACGTTGGCTGCGGACAGAGCAGTGATAACCTTGCTGCCGGAGCTGGCTGTCTACCACGTCACAATATTCGTCACCGCCATTGTTGGCTTCGCCACGCACTACATTGATTTTGTGCTGAATGATTTTGCCCACGACTTCCGGTCTGGTCACGGTCTTATCGCCGTTGTTGAACACAAGGTCTGGAATGAACACGGCATCTCCGTACACATAGGCAATAGGACAGGCAGTGAAGTCTCCGCCGCCCCATGCAATATCCATGACCATGAGCTTGCGATCAGGTTCTCCGTCAGGCAGAACGCCGTTGAAATACCGCAGTTCATCGGCAGGAAACAGCAGGCCTTCACGCACATAGGGCTTGCCCATGTACTTTGCCCACCATGTTGCATCGTCAATGCTGGCTTTCATATCGGCATAGTAGGCATCGTCAAATCCAACGCCATAGTCATAATTGAAGTTGCTATGTCCGTTCTCATCCACAGCAGGAATCACCCGGAAGCGGTACTTCGGGTTGTCTGCATACTGATTCTGGATACGTCCAAGAGGGTCAAGCACGTTCCAGCGTGTGCCGACCATCAGTTCCAATGCGCCTTGCTTTTTACGGTCTTTCAGCTGGTTCAGATAGGCATCGTACTTGTTGTTCAGACGCTCAACGTTCAGGCTTTCCTCCAAGTCCTCGATCAAGTCATCGCTGTACAGAACGCCACCCTCACCGATTTCAACAGCACCAGTCAGCGTACCACCAATAGAGCGGCAAGTCAGGGTGGGGAAACGTTTCTTTCTGTTCAAGTCAACGCTTTCGTCCTTTGCGCTTTTGTCCACAAGCTGAACGTCAGGGAAGATTTTACCCCAGTTGTAAGTCACAGGGTCAGTGATGATAGAAAGTACTTCTCCGTAGAAGCCATTTGTCAGCTTGTCAGAATGTCCGCTCATAACCGATGCAACATCAGGGCGGTTGCCCATCAGCCATGTTATAAAAAATATACAGAGCGTACTTTTTCCAGTACGCGGGGGCTGACTAACGCCAAGAAATTCTACACGATGGAAAAACAAGTCCTCTAGGTCACGAACCAGCGTCAGAAGCACTTTTCTTCTCGGCTGATAGAACTTCTTTTCCGGCGCACGATTCCATTCAAGGTAGATGCAATAGCTGTCGAACATATCTTTCGCTTCAAACAGGTACGTCCGACCGATAATGTCATAGACTTTCGCCACGTCCTCGCCTGTTTTCATCTTTCCCATCATGGATGCGCAGACAGAGCGCAGCTCACCAGAGTATTTGTAGGCATCGAACCGCTTGTCCTGCGGCAGAGCGTCTCTCAGGTTCACCACCGCCTGAAACCAGTCCTCATAGACCTGTGCTTCGGTTGAATTCTGCTTCGCATACGCTTTGATGCTGTCAATGATGGCGATACATTGTTTTGGCTGCATAAAAAATAGGCACCCCCTACCTGAAAATGTAAAGAGTGCCTACAACTGCACAAAAATCAAATATTCGGTTTTATAATGCTGCTTTCGGAAAATTATTTGCTAAAATTCGTTTTAACGGATAGAATGTGCGGTTTATTTGACTTCTTCTGCAAGCTGATTGAGCCTGCGTTTCAGCTCGTCCGTATCGTAATACAAGGCGTCTGCAACGGCGTTGAGAATATCAGGCTTGTCGGTGTAATCGCACAGCGTTTCAATGAGTTTCAAACTCTGCTCTGACAATTTTACAGTTTTCATGTCGCTTTCCCTTTCTCATTCGGTTTTATTCTAGATTGCGAACAATGCCAAAAGTTCGCTTCAATCCAGACCCGATGGTTTTCTTCACATACCGCTTATACCACGAGCATCTGTGACCCTTTCGGCATCTATAATCGCAATAGTGGCATTCACCTGTTGTCCTGCGCTTGTAAAGTCCTTTCTTCATAGATTCACCTGTTCTGTTCAGCAATCCGATACCATGTCTGGCGGGTTACACCAAGCTGCTTGGCAGCGTCATTCTTTATATAATGTCGGCTCACGTTTGCTATTACAACCAACTTTCATAATGTAATCAAGATATTGTTTTACCATCGTGCTATCTTCGCAAATGCTGGCATACATAGCCAACTGGATATTCTGCCCTAAGTTTGATTCAGTTGGTTTAATGGTCAATCCTTCATTTTCAAAAATCAGAATGGAATTTGCTAATTTGCATCCTTCAACAAAAGCAAACAATTCTTCGTATTTCACAAAATCAAAAATTGAACGTAGCTTTGTCGTTCCATCTTGAACAATCAAATTACCGCCATGAATATTTTCTAGTTTTTCAGTTAAATCCATCTTTTGTTTCTTACTCATATTGATGTTCCTCCAAAAGAATGGTATACTGTTGTTGCACCATTCTTTTTCCTGTTTTGATGAAGTTGGTGTATTCTTAGCGGTGGCTTGTGGTTGGGCTACCGCTATTTTTATTTGCGTATCTTTCGATACGCTCATACCAAGTAGATTTTCCAATGCCAAGCTGCTTGCAGCACTCTTTTACGGTGATTTCGCCTTTTTGCTGTTGCCCTAATAGGCTTTCAAACTGCTGCTCGTCAACTTGCTTTTCCTGTCTACCAAAGCTACGGCCTGTTCTCGCTGACACTCGCTTGCCATCAACAATGGGCATGGCTGCTATGCCTTCTGCCTGACGTTGCTTAGTTTTCTTGCGTTCCTGTTCAGCTACTGCGCCCAAAACCTCAATAAGGATGTTGTTTACCATTTCCAGCACCCACGTCTGGTCTTGGAAGTCAATAAGCGTGGTCGGAATGTCGAGAATGCGAACAATCACGCCTTTTTCTTTGAACCACTGAAGTTCTCGCTTCATCTCGTCTTTGTCACGCCCGAATCGGTCAAATTCCTTAACAATGACCTCATCCCCAGCCTTGACAGTCTCTTTCAATCGTTTATATTGCGGACGATCAAAGCTGCTGCCCGTCATTTTATCACAAAATACATTCTCGTCCGGGATGTCGAACCGATCTCGTGCGATTTTAAGCTGTCTTGCAAGGCTTTGCTCCTTACTAGACACTCTAGCTAAGAAGTAACGCATTTTTTTCACCCATCACTTGATGTCAAACCCATTTTCGACTTTTGTCTCACGAGGGACTACCATAATCTTGTATCCCATAACCCTTAGTGTTTCATCCAGCTTGTTGACACTAATGTTTTTGTGCCTTAGACGTTCATTCAAGGTTTTAAGCGGAATGTCAAGCATATCACTTAACTTCGCTTGGTTCAATTCCTTCAATTTCAAAATTTCCTTTATCGCTTCACTTGCCGTCATTTTTCTTCGCCATCCTTTCTTGATTCTATTATATCAAGATATTTCTGGATGTCAAGATATTTCTGGACTTTCTTTGCTTGCGCTTATATTATATATAAATATACTCTAGTATGTATTTATACATACTAGAGTAGTATAAGGATGTTTACTTAGTTAATCACAATCAGTGAGAAAATTTTCTATAATAAGGAGTAATTCTTCCAAACTTCATTTCCGTAAAACTTTGGGTCTTGACAAGCATATTTTCACGCTTTATACTTGTTTCAGCGAAAGCGAGGTGATAAGCTTGGCAAGACGAGCAGAAACCTCGGAACGTGATAAGCTGCACATGATAAGCACCCGGCTCACAGAGAGCCAGATCGCAAGCATGGAGAGCAGCGCAAAGGCATTGGGTATCTCAAAGGTCGATGTTATCCGCATGGGTATCGAGTGGGTAGCATCCTACGTTGAAAGCATCAAGGCATAAAAAAATAAGCTACCAGCCGCAACCACCACGAAGCCACTGATAGCTTATCCACATCACGAAACGAGAACCTGCAACCACCAAGGGGGCAGTCTCCCTTTTCGGAATCTATTATACCAAAAAGGGCTGCTCTCCGCAAGAGTTAGGAGAAAAAAACATGAACTTTCCAACGAAAACCGAAGAATTTCTGAAAGCACTCGCACACGGCAAAGAGCCGACCAGCGAGGACAGGGAGTACGCAGAAGCGCTGGGTAAGCTGTCCGAACTGAACTACCGAGCAGGGTACGAAGCGGGACGTAAAGAAAAGTAACATAATTTCGGCAATTCGTATGTATTATAAATTACATCGTAAAATTGTTTGAAATTATTTACTTCACAAGGAAAAGCGGTATAATATAATTACGCCGAAAGGAGGTGAATGAGTATGACGTACAACAACCCGAATGGTGCACAGTGCAACGCCAACGTCAGCAAGGAAATGCTGGCAGAGATCAATCACTACTGCACCGTATGCGACCTTAACCGAAGTCAGTTTATGCGCAGAGCCATTTCAGAGTATCTGCAAAATCATCCGCTGCCCGATGAAAAAGAATAAGACGCTCGCTAAAGTTTGGCGACCGCAGCGAACGTCTTATATGCTCAACAATGGAAATGGAACCATTGCGCCCTTATTATAGCAAATTGGCTCAGTTTCCGCAAGCTATTTAAGGAGATTCTATGAACCATAGTATTACAACTAAGACCGAAATTCAACTGATCGAGGGTGTTAGCTGCTACGAAGAAAACGGAGTAGCTTACATCCGGCTGGAAGATGCCGCTCGTGGACTTGGCTTCACGCAAGAGAAAAATGGAGTTGAATACGTCAAATGGGAACGTGTTGAGGAATATATTCGTAGCTTCGCAAATTCCCCACTTGTGGGGAAAAGGCCTGAATACATCCCCGAAAACATCTTTTACCGCCTTTGCATGAAAGCCAACAATGAGACGGCGCAGAAGTTTCAGGCACTTGTGTGCGATGTGATTCTTCCTGAACTGCGCAAACGTGGTTATGCTACTTTCTATCCGGTCGGACAACCGAGCAGCTTGCAGATTTTGAACATGATGGTTCAGGCTGTGAACGAACAAGCCGCACGAAGCGCCGAAACAGAAAAACGCGTGGATGCCATTGAATCCAGTTTCAACAATATGTGCTCGATCATGACTGTCAGCGTCAAAGACGATGCACGAAAGGTTTGTCAGCGCACATTGAATGCCATTGCAACCAAGCGTGGCGGCGGTACGGCTTACGCAGACGTGTGGAACGAAGTCTATGATGAAATGAAGGAGAACGGCTTCGATGTGCGCCGCCGTTTGGATAACCGCAAGAAGGATGCCGCGTCTAAGGGCATGAGCAAGACTTTTGTGCGGAAAATCAACGCTATTGACATCATCTTCGACAGTAAAGACAAGAAGATGGAATCTGCGTTCATCAACTCCGTGCGCCGTCTGGCAGCGGCCACAAACGTAAAGTTTGAGGTCAAGGAAGAAAAGCAGTCCGCATAATACACAATAGCCCATAAGAAAAGCCAGTGGTTAGAGAGCATCTAGCCGCTGGCTTTTTGTGTTATGGGTCAATCTTGAATGGCAACCACTTCATAAGAGCTATAACCAGTAAATCCACTCAATGGATGAAGCTCAAATGATGCTGTTTGCCCCGAAGCAAGGCTATCCATGATGTAAGTATACTCACCGCCAACAGGAACTTCATTGCCTTCGGTGTCTTTCATTTTGTAAAGGACAACGACCTTGACTGCATTGCTTGTAAACTGGCTGTTGTTCGTAACCTGTCCAGTGAATCGCAAATCATAGCCAGAGCCACGCTTAGAAACATTCGTGACGGCCAGTTCACCAGCACGGATAATCTGATTGGAAGGACTTGCTTCGTGAACGTTCCAGTCCTCTGCGCTTGTCGTATACTCAATTCTTGTCGGCTTAACGCCATCAGAGTCAAAAGCGATATAATCGCCATACCAATAAGAATCACCTTCGCCAACCCAGTCCAGCGTTTCAGAACCGGTCTTTAAGACGGAGCCATCTTCGCCGTATACCGTGACATTCAGCGAAACAAAATCGACCGCCCAATCGGTGTTAGGATTCTCAACCAATACAGCGTAGAACACATAGTATCTCGTTTTGCCGTATTCGTACTTGGTTTCAAGATGGCTATGGGATTCTTTGATTGTTATGGGTTGCACCTGTGTTGCATTGGTCTCTTCCAGCTCAATAGGAGCAGACCATTCATCAGGCTTTGCAGTTGCCATTGCGCTAATAGGCATAGCAAGCATCATAGCCGCTGCTAGAGCCGCCGCAATGATTCTCTTTCTCATTTTTTATTTCTTCCTTTCTTTGGCGTGTTGCCTTTATCTGATTATAGCACAGTCTAGGCTCCGAAAGGGGCCTTTTTGTATTTTTTGGAATTTTTGGAGACTTGCACAATCGGATAGGTTTCGTTTTGTGAAGGTGGGGTGGGTATTGGCAATGAAGGCGCCTTTTTTATTTTGGTCGGAGGAGACGGGGCTCACCTGCCCCACCCCCGGCGTTCCCTATATGCCCTTCCGGTGCACCCCTGCCCACTCCAGTGCACCCGGAACGACGGCACACGACAGGCAGCAGGGCAGACCGGGCCAGATGCAAGACAGACCACACACAAGGCACGACACACACACCCGGACACTGAACACGTTACACCGGTCTGCACTCGATACCAGGCAGGCCACGCCGGGCAGATCGTACCGGCGTCAGGGCGCTGGACTGCCTGCAATGCGTCCGGCAAAGTGTACATTTTCGGACGTTTATTTTTGTCCATATTTATATGGATATATTTTGTCGAAATCATTGACAATCCATATATATATGGATATAATATAATCAGTCCAGATAAATATGGACTACAACCACATTGAACCAAAACAGGAGGACAAAAACCATGAAAAGAACCTCTAGCATGATCTACCACGAAACAGACGAAAGTAGAGAACTTGAACTGTACACCACCAACAACGGCGACCTGTACCGCCAAATGATAACACCCATTATTAACAACCTGCGCAAAAAGTACAAGCGCGGAACCTATGACGCAAACAAGGCCGTTGATCTCTGGTATAACGTAGCTATTGAGGGAGCAAAGCTGTACAATAAAGAGTTTGGCAGCGACGGCCAGTGGAGCCGCCTATTTAACGTTCAATGCCGCTATACTGTAGCGGTCAACCTTGAGAGATACTATAAAGAGGAGGTAGAGTATAATGCTTGATGCAACCCAGTGGGCTGCCCTCTGGTACGTGGGCGGCATGATATCCGGCGCGCTGGTTATGATTGCATTTCTTAACAGCTGAGGGGGCACACAAAATGACATACACGGCAAATAAAAAGGCATACGGCCTGTTAGAATCCCTTACATATTGGATGGCTGAAATATCCTATTGCAGGGAAAAAGACCCGGACGACATCGGATTTTTAGATAAGGCAGATAAAACGATTCATTTTCTGTTTAATCAGCTTGACCGGGCGGGCGTCCCGTTTTGGGCGCAAAACTCAGCGCTTGCAATCGGTGAGAATTGGAGAGAATACGAGCGGCGCAACATTAGAACGCTATTCACTAATAAAGGAATTTTGGAGGGCTGAAAAAATGTCTGATTTCGAAAAAAGAGTGAATGAATACAGAGAAAACAAACGCTTGATAGAAGAGCTTGAAGCAATGAACGACGCTGTAAAGGCTGAAATAATTGATATGATGCACGGCGCGCCCGAAATGGTACAGGGCACTGCAAAGGCAATTTACAAGGACGTGCAGAGCGTTCGACTCGATAGCAAGCTTTTGCAGGCAGCGCACCCGGATATTTATGCCGAGTGCAGCAAAAAGACCGTTTACAAGCGTTTTAGCGTGGTTTGATGGAGGGTTTAACAATGATTTACCCCGATAAAGTATATATTCCTGTTGTGCGTGGGTGCAGCGTGTGGAGCGTCTCAGAGATCGACACGGCAAAAGCCAAAAAGACACCCGGCTATATCGTACCCGGCTATATCCAGTATAACGGCGGTTTATACAGCGCTGGCAATGTGTTTTTGTCCGCCGCTGATGCGTGGGACTGGATCCACCTTTTCCGTAGCTATCGCGGTAAAGTGTACACCGCCGCCGAAATCGGTAGCATCCGGGAGGTGAACACAAAATGATATTATCTTGCGCCCTGTTCTTTTTCTGGTTTTTCTCTGCGCTGTTTAAAGCATCCAAATAAGAAGCGTTTCGCCCGGTCAGCAATGGCCGGGCTTTTATTTTGCCCCGATGCAATACAGCCCCATACAAGCGTTTACAGCGGCCTTTCTGCCGTCCATGCAGCTATACCGCCATCGCCGCAAAACAGCACACAGGGCTTTACAGGCGCTTTTCTTGTAATTTACCTCATTCTACTGCTGCAAATAACAGACCGACACAAGCGGATATAATACTACCTGCGCCACGTTGGAGCGTATCACAGCGCCCGGACGGCCTGCACTGATACCAGATACCAACGCCACGCCGGACGCTGTACAGACCAGCGCAACCGCCCTATTATAATAAGGTATATAAAGGGGCAGCGGTTCGCCCCATGTTATGGATCCATGCCGGACGGTGCAGCATACCGCAGACCATACCAGCCCGGCGGGGTCAGCTCCTACCGTCTGCGGATCGCTGGCAAGTGCTGCACCCGGCGCACCTGCTGGGGTCAGCGTCTCCACCTGTACAGTGTAAACCCGGCGGCATGGGCGCGGCGGCGCGGAACCACTGGCGGCTTGCGCCGCATCTCTTTTCGGGCTTTCGCCCGATAGCTAATAGAGGTCAGCAATAGTCGTAGCGTTCCGGCTGAAATAGTCGTAGAATAGTCGTAAAGTCGTCAGATGACTAGCTTTTGAAAGTCCTATATATTGTACAACAATAAGCAGTTCGCTGATAGTCGCAGAGTAATAGTCGTAGCGTTTTCTTGCGAACCATCGTCAAATAGTCGTGTATTTTTTGTGTGAAATAGTCGTTTGCCTTTTAGGAAAAGAGAGGTGCGATAGTCGCTAAGTCATCAGACCGAATAAAATTCATAATTCATTACATATATTCACTCATTTATTCACTCGCTAGCCATACCAAATTCGTACATCAACCGTACTTATTATAATATACGCTTATATATCCTAGTAACTATCTAGGGATTATTCTGCTGGAATAGTCGTACCATCCGATTCGGTCTGTTCCTGCTCGATTTAATTCCCAGTAATTCACTATGGTATTATATTTAATTCATAGTATTCTGCTATGAATAGTCAATGCAACATTTCTACATATTCAACTGGCTACAAAATGAAGTCAATTCTCCATGTTTGGAATAGTCGCAGACCATCCACCAATCCGAACATCGCACCGGCTCTCGCCTACGGTCTGCTCTGCTGGCTAACGGTATAGCTTTTGGAAATAGAGGGTTGTAGGGGGAAAGAACCTTTTCAAAGCATCTGGTTTTTGTTTTCGGTTGTCGCAGTTGTCGCACCATTTTGGCGTGGGGGCCTCAAACAATTTATTTGTTTGAGGGGGGAGTTAGGGGGATTATAGGGGGTAATAGGGGTTGTAGGGGAAAGAGGGGGAAGAAAGGGGGGAAGATTGGTATTCCATGATACCAACGCATACCATTCGTATCAACTGGTACGATTCGTATCGCTTGGTATGCAATAATCGCATCTATTTCGCCTAACGCGCTCTGCTTTCGCTTGATTCTCCCATTGATCGAGACGGCTCCTTCCTAAAATCAGGCCTTGCCGTTTTCTCTCGATAAATAACAAGAGAAAAAAGCATAGAATAGCCGCAGAGGGTAGTTTTACCGCCCGATACCATTCCATGCTTTTCATTCCGTTTGTTGATTGGAGATTTTAGCGGAGATTAGATTTTACCGTCTGCTTGCATCTTGCGCATACGCTCCGCAGCCGATTTCTTCTGCTCTTCCGTCATAATTCTTGTGGTTGCAAACCGAACCAGTCGCTTGGGCATCTCATACCACTTACCGTCCTTATCCTGCTTGACCAGCTTGTACGATGCAGGCTCACGTTCACATAACTTGTCGAGCTTGCGCATATACACCGGGTCGGCGGTATAAACCGATGCAGTATCTTCCGCTGCATTGAAGTTGACGATGGTCTCTTGTTCCAGTCGAGTGATGTTCATAATCGTTTTCCTCCGTTTGTTGATTGATGAAAAATATTTATGGGGTTCAAGCGGTAACTTTATCGCCCAAACACTGTTATCTGTTTTTCTTGCCTATTCTACTGTGACGATACGAACGCAGAAGCGATGTTAGGCTGTTATCACTCAATCGCTTCGTATGTTTTCTCGAAAATGTCAGGTTTGCACGGGTAGATTTCGCCATTTACGCCACGAATGATATAATCGCCAGTCCTTGCAATCATAGTCCCTTCAAGCGTTTTAATCTCGCACCACGCAGGATCATCGTGAAACTTTCCGAAGTCATGCGTAATAATATCGTTGCTACTTACTGCATCCCAGAACCAATCTTCTCCAATAAGGCCTCGTGCATTGAGCTTGAATGCTTCGATAACAACTGGCTTCTTGCGGTATTTCATGTTTATTCTCCTCTCGTTACATCCACACGCATTCTTTGAACTGCTGTGTTTCCATCTGGAACGTGATGTCCAGTGACCCTACGTTTCCCTCTTTGTTCTTCTCAAGTGCAAAGTGATAATGCGGCTCCGGTCTCTTTTTCGTGGTCACGTTCTGCGCCAGCAGGATGATTGCATCTGCGTCCTGCTCGATTTGCCCGGATTCTCGCAAGTCTGCGGCAGTCGGTGGAATACCCGCTCTTGCGGTCTCTCGATTGAGCTGTGCGAGTGCTACCACAAGTGTTCCTGTGGACTGTGCGAACTCATGCAGTGCCATGCTGATTTCCGTGACGGCACTGTATCGGTCTTTCGCTCCGGCTTGATGGATGAGCTGCAAATAGTCGATGAACACTACTTTTGCTTGCATCCTGATGGATTGCGTTCTAATCCACCCAACACTCTTACCAGCGGCAGAGCGGACGAACAGAGGATATTTCTTGATAGCTGCCAGTCGGTCAAGTTCGTTAATGCTGACGGTCTTATTTTTGACCGTGTGCAGCGGTACACCTAGCTGGTTTGCAATAATACGAGCGTAGAGCGTATCCGGGTCGGTCTCTAGGCTGAAATACGCCACCTTGCGTCCGCTCTTAGCTATTTCACAGGCAAGTTGCAGGGACAGAGCGGTCTTGCCCGCAGACGGTCTGCCGCCGATCACAACGAAGTTTCCCGGCACAAGGTGCAAGTTATTATCCAGCACTTTAAGCCCTGTGCTGATATACTCCGGCTTATCATCCAGCTTGCGGATGTAATTGTCTATGCCATCGCACATCGGGATAAAATCGCTTCTCTCGTTGTGCAGGTTGATAGCTTCGCCTAGCTGCTCATAGATGCCTGTCAGGTCTGAGTATCTGGTCGAGCCATCAACGATTTTGAACGCAATCTCTCTGGCTCTGGATAACGCTGCCTGCTCCTTGACGATTCTAGCCCATCTAAGCATCATGTCATGGGTGACGTTGCGGATGAACTCTGCACCAAAGGCATCTAGGCATTCACCCATTGCTTTCTTGCAGTTATCGTACCGTCCCATGACTTCTACCGGATTCCACTTGTCGTTATGTTCCCAATAGCCACGAATGGCAGCGAATGTATCACGCAGTTCAGGGCAGAAATCGTCGATTTTAAGGTCTTGCAGCACATCGGCGTATTCCGAGAACGTGAGGACTGCTCCCAGCAGGATGTATTGGGTCTGATTTTCAATATTCACCGCAGAAAGTCTCCCTCGTCAGGCAATTCAGCCATCGTCTGCTGATAGCCGCCGTTCCAGTCCTTCACGTTACGCATCCAGTTCCGCGCAGCAGCTTTCCAGTCCTTCATGGGCGATTTGCCGACCTTCCAGCCATTTGCCGTGAAATGGTCAACGAACCGTTCTGCTTCCGATTCCATGTAGCCTTGATTGGCAAAGTATTCTTTGGCTTGCTCGACAGTCGGTGCTTTGAAGCGTTTTACTTCGTTGGCATTTTTCTTTTCACATTTTTCTTTTTTATCAGATTCAGATACAGAATCAGATACAGATAAGCTACCATTCGTATCAGTTGGTATGTTTGGCATACCATTTATACCATTCGTATCCTGTGATACCATTGGTATGCTTTCGTATTTTTTATCGTTCCAACGCTTGTTTATATTTTTCTTGTTTGCTTCTCGTCTACGTCTATCACGTTCTTCCATCTTCTGCACGTTCATATCATCGAACGCTTTAACAACTTTCCAGAGCATCCGCATAGCACGGTCGTTGTCGTATGCTGGCTCAAGTCCAGTCTCAACGTACTGTGCGTAGTTGCGAACAAATGCTCCGAATTCCTCATCTGTCAGCTCGTCCATCGCGTGGACGTGTTCCAGCAGAAGAATCATTGATGTTCTCGGCTTGTGTTCCTGCTCCATACTCAGTCCTCTTTGTAGCGTTTGTTCCATGCTTCGATGGCTTTTTCTTTGCCAAATGTTACAGAAGTGGTCACCCCGCATTTTCCGCAGACAACCCAATTAGCCATGTTAATGTCAAGTGGATGAAGTACTTTTACAGTCGGTGGTTCCGCACCGCAGAACGGGCATCTCTTAAGTTTTTCCATCTTTAATTCTCCTTAAAACAGGCACTCAGCGTCAGGTTCACGCAGCCAGCCTTCGCCCGGAATATTGACTATCTCATAATACTGCCGTGCAACGTAGATTGTTTTCTGCCCATCCTCAGCAATCAGGCCGACAATCAGATAGTTGCCAGCAGCCATAAAGAACCAAGGGTTGCTCTTGTAGGTCTCGCCCTTCATCCAGTTCTTCATCCTATTCACGGCTTTTTCAATATCCTTATCGGGGCAGCCCGGGTTTTCGTATGCAAAGAAATCTTCAGGAAATTTAAGTTTTTTCATTTTCTGAATCCCTCTCTCGTTCTTATAATTCGTTTGAAAACTTCATGTAGCTTTGCGCCTTTTCGGTATACAGGCCTATTGTGCTTCTGCTTGATGTAACCGCACTGCGTTTCGGACTGCCTGATCGCATTTGCAAGCTGTTCAAGTGATGCAGCACATCGGTTCATCGCTTTTGTTAGTGCTTCAAATCCATCCATATTTAGTCCTCCGTAGGCGGTTCAGGCATAGGCATCCAATGTGTAACATTTTTGAATGGGATGCACTCTCTTGCTTCACACCAACCACCGTTCGCATCACAATAGGCTACCCAGTCACCAGCTTTTTCGTCGTGAACCAGAACATAATCGCTGGCAAAATCGTTTTTCGGAATATCGGGTAATCTATCCTTGACATTAATCCAATTGCTCATGCTCATCACCTCATACCATCGGAAACGCCATCCAATGCGTTACCGTCACATCTTTCGGCAGTCTCTCGCCTATCTCATCCCAGAACTGACCGTCTGCGTAACAGCCAAGAAAGTACGCTGTCGGCAAGATTCCTTGCAACATTTTTCCATCTTTATCACGCCACGTTGTTTTGGTCGCAAGCAACAAAGGTTGCGTCCGCTCTCGTGGCGGTTCGTTTGCTGGATGCCAGAGTGTGTTAGCCATTATCCGATACCCCGCTTACGGATTGTAGGTGAGAACGAAGTTTTGTAACTGCTGCGGCAAGATGTTGATTTCGTAATGATACTTGTCCACGTCAGAACCGCTCAAATCCTCCACAATGTACATTGTGTACTCGTTAAGATAGACGTAATGCTTTTTGTATGTGCCATCGGGCAATTCAATAGTCACAACAAGTTCATTGTTGCTGTTATTGGAAATGTCCATGTTCCCGATTATTTCAAGCATCGGCGTATCAGTTCTTGCATTAACAACAGACAATCTACGAGTGACGTTGAAATTCTTTGCCTGTTGCGAAATATTGTGATTCACACGAGATGCTTCTGTGCATCCGCACAATGCGATAGATGCCGCCAATGCTACAGATAAAATTGCTTTCTTCATTGTTTTTTTCTCCTTTCAATCTCCATCCCACACGCCGTCAGGACGCATCTTTGCAAACGCAAGCAAACCGTACAAGGCGCGTTTGGCATTACCTTCTTAAAACATAATAACCATAATCTGTATTATAATGTCGCATACAGCTACAACCAGCGAAGCCAAACACAACACGAGAGCGTAGTTCGAATCGTAAAACACAGGTTCTCTTTTGCATTTTCTGTAAATAGGGTAGCCAATCAGCCACCCGATGAAGAACAGTGTCGAGAATATAAACACAATGCCTACAATAATTATTAAAACAATCATGTACATTCTTAGCCGTCCTCCCCAACGTCCTTAAATAGAATTTCTTTGTAAGCTTTCCAGTCTTTGATTTTGCACGGAATGTCCGTGCCGGGCACGGTCTTTTTTAGACTATCCATCTGCCAGACGTTCCATGAGATGATAGCAGCCATGTTGCGAACCTTCCCAGCGTCAGGCTCTATGCCGAATAGCCACTTAAAGTTTTCTCTGCCTAAAGCGACTTCATATATCGGCATTGACTTTTCTCCCTTCAATCTTCATCCCACACGCCGTCTGGCCGCATTTTTGCAAATTCAAGCAGCCAATACAGCGCACGCTTTGCATTGCCTTCTGTCGCGTGCAAATAGTCGTCATCGTCCGTATCATCACCCAAAGCGGCAATAGCCTTTTCCAGCATCGGGATGCTTTCAGCTCCCGTCTTGCCGTAGATAGAACGAATTCCTTTTTTCCCGAGCACATCATTACGCCGATAGAACTTTCTATAATTCCATGTGACGTAGCGCATCAGTTTTTCTGTTCCACCCACAATTCTCGCGCCGCCTGCAATAAAATGTACGCTATCCGCTTTAAGCGTTTCATGCGTTACGGGGTCGCATAGCGAAATATCATAGCTCATCTTTCTTCTCCCATTCTTTGCACCCGCGTTCGTCCCACACGAAGTCTGCAACGCGTTCTGACTGGTCGTTCACGCACACGTCCTCAGGTTCTGCGTACCATTTGCAAGAGCCACAGGACGGCTCAGATTTGTTCTTGCAGTATTCTGCTGTGCATCGAACAGCCTTTCCAGCAGAGAACTGCTTGATGCCCATGCAAGAGCAATGTTCGGTGGTGCAGTAGAAGTTCATTCCTCCGTCTCCTTCCATCCGATAAATTCACACAATCCAACGGTGTTATTGGAGCAACGATGAATGAGGACTTTATCGCTTATTTTGAATTTTGCGATAAATCCAATTTTGCTTTCTTTCATTTCATTTTCAAACATCCAATCAACAATGTCTTTGTCGATTCTGACATCGCCTTCGTCCGTCATGGTTGCAAAGCACTGTTTGCATCTATAAAGAGCGCAATTTTTCATCTTCTTTGCCCTCTCTTTCCCCTGTTGAACCGCCCGATCACTCGCTTATACTCTGCATAGCACTCCGGGCACAGGTCTCCGGTGTCCCTGCGCCACGCCCAGTCCTTGAAGTATTCGTCAGGGTTCATCATCCTGCCGCCCAGAACTGCTCCGCAGCGGTCGCACACTCGCTTGTGGTAGATTCCTCTGTCAGTTTGCATTGTCTGTCACCTCTCTGTACTCCACGTCAATCCCTTTCGGCAAAGCCGTCTGGTACTTCTGAGCCAACTGTTCTGCGCTCTGAGCATCACCCAACGGCTGTTCAGGCGGCGCAACGGTGACTTCTACGTTGTCACGCATACCAAAGTAGTTCTTGGCTCGGAAAATCCACTCTGCCGGGTTTTCCTGACCATACATACCGTTGTATGCCCACATGGACTGCATTTGCAGAATCAGCTTGAGGATGTACTTCTGCTGCAAGCTGTCGTCACGGCGCTTGCCCGCCATAATCTGCTTCAGGCTCACCCATTCGATGCCAAGCACCAGTGCAATCCATTCCACAACAGGGGAGATTCTGGCTTCGATGCAAGCGTCAAAGAAGAAGTCAAGGCGCTGCTGCACTTCAATCGGGTTGTTCATGTCCACGCTTGGAAGGTCGCCAAAATACTTGGCTGCAATCATGCCGATGACCTTCTTGTCCTCTTCATTACCGATTCTCGACTGCAAATCGCCCGTATTCAGCATCTTAGACCTCGTAATTGCTAACTCCTGTTGTTCTTTCACCTTTTTACTCACCTGTGAGCGGATAGACTTCCGCTTGTTAAGCATCTGTTGTTTCTTCTTCTCACGCTCTTTCTCCCGCTTTGCAGCGGCTTCTTCTTTCGCCTTTTGCGCCCGCTTCTCACGCTTTTTCTTTTCAGCTTCGGTCAGCGGCGGTCTGCCACGACCACGCTTCGGGGGTGTTGCCAAGAGTTATCACCTCTTCATCTTCGTTTTGATGTTGTCCAGCGCCCGTGCAATCCACAAAACGGAACAACAACTACCAAGTTCGTTCCACCAAGCGCACTTTTCTTTCTCACATACGCACCGCCCAAGCGGATTGCTGGTCATTTTCATGGGGCAGTAAAGCTCGTTATCCATCATCATTTACCTCAACCAAATAATTAGCGAAAATGCAGTTGAAAGCACCATACTTGCCAGAATACATACCATTAGCAACCAATCGTCATCATGCCAATCTATTCTGGTTGTCATATAGGCAGAAATCATAATCAGTACAACAAGTGGCAAGCAAAGTGCTTTCAAAATGATGTTCGCCATTCTTATTTCCACCCCATCACAACAGCCGTACAAGCGATCAGACACACGTTGACGAACAGCCAGACGAGCATTGCTTGTCGTTCTTCAAACAGGTTGTCCGCCACGCCTTTGATTGTCCGCTCGGACTGAACTACCACCGCCAGCAGGACTAGGCAGACCAGCCAGCGTGTTACAAATTCAAACATTGTTATCAACTCCACCTTTCTCTCAGCTCTTTTTCGACCTGCTCTGACTTTGCTGTGATGTAATCTGCAAACTCGTCAGGGGTCATGTCCTCTTCTTTAAACTTTCCGACCATCTCCCAGTACCTGTCACCAATGCGGATGATTTTCTGCACCTGTTCATCGGTCAGGTCTGCATCGCGCCGAAGGTTCTGAATCAGTGCGCTCCATGTGGCGGCGATTCCATCCAGAGCCATACGAAATCCGCACAACTGGTTCTGCCGTGCGATTTTGCGAAGGTTGGTCGGCTTGATCTGTTTGCCACACAGTGGGCAGTTTCCAAATTTATTCATCTGACCGCTCCTTATCGGTGGAAAGTTCAAATGTGACTTTCAGCGTTTTGCCACCACGGACTTCCCATGCCTTTTGAATTTCGATCTTGTTGTCACGCATCATTTCCGTGACGAAATGTCCCATGACCGCCGTAATCGCTTCATCGGTCACATCTGACTTGTTGCGCCACATCTTCAAGCCATCTTTTCGAGGCGGTGCCATCGTTCCTGCATAGATGTTTCCAAACATCCCACATCCAACATGATATTCAGCCATTTTTATTCTCCTTTGCTTCAAGGCGAGAGAGCCAACGGTCGAGCTTTTTTGTGATGGCAATTTGGTATTCTTCGTCAAGCTCCACGAGTTGGAACGCACCTTTATCATCCCAAAGCTGGTCAAAGGCAACGTTAACGTCTGCCCATTCTTCCAGCAGATTTTCTTCGCACTCTGCCACACTCTTCGGTGTTGGGTTCGTTCCGTCCAGTGCACGGCGCAGCTTCAACGCAGCCTGTGCCAGTTCGGATGCTTCTTCTGCCAACTGCGCCAAGATTTCTGTCTTGGGCAGAATGTCTGAAACTTTCTTACTCATTTCTGTTCTCCTTTCAACCAGTCGTTCAGCTTTGCCATGCAAGAGGGGCAAAGAGCAACAGGTTCCATATCGCTTTGCTTGTACCAGTCAAGAGGAACATAACTGTGGTCAATCACAACCTTCTGTATTGCGTTTCCGCAGCCTTTCCATTGCTCGCTTGTTTCGGATGCTCCGATTGTCATGGTATTGTCGTACCATATAAATGTATTGCCACATCTATCGCATTTCATTGTCATGCTTGGCTTTCCTCCAATCTCTTTAGTAGCCCGTCCACGTCATACCGCCAATGGACACGCAACCTTTTTGCTTTGACCTCTATCCCCTCTTGCTCTGCCCACTGCCAAGGGATGCTCTTCCGACTCTCGTTATAACGAAACGCCAGAACCTTGCTGGCAGGGATTGCAAAGGTGCGGTTGACCGCCCTGTAATTGACTATCACATGGGCGGTCTGGCCACTGTACCCCATTGCTTCCACCATGTCAGTGATGTGCTTTTCCTTGCGGTATTTGCACTTTTCCTTGTCGTACTTGCCGAACACCTTTTCCAGAGGGATAGAGGGCGTTTCGATGGTTTTCAGTTCAAACAGGTGGTTCATCGGGTATCGGTACACAAGGAAGTCGCAGATGTTGTCGATGGAAAAAGACAGGTTCTCGTTTCCGCCGTAGTAGGTAGCGGCACTATCTTTTAGACGGTAGCACCACGCATCGGATGGGACGGATGCCTTGAAGTCTGCTTCAAACCGCTTTCCGGTGTTCATGCGTTATCCTCTGGCGGTTCTGGAATATACCTCCAGCAATGAATTTCTTTAGTTTGAATGTCTCGTCCACTATAACCTCGTTCCAAAATTGTCCAAGATTTGTAGACTGAATCATAACAGCCAACTACTGTTTCTTCGTGAAAAATATTTTTCACCACAAACAAAACTCTTTTCAGACATGGCGGAAGTTCTTTTTCCGGGTCAATCCATTCTTTCTGATTATTCATCCTCGTTCACCTCTAAATTCACTTCCGAGAAACCGCTTCTTGCCACGTTCCCGGTGCTTGTCCTCATAATCACGGTGGTACACGCTCTGGCTATGGTTCAGCTCATACACAAATGCCTTGCGTTCCTCAAAGTCTTTCTTCTCTGCCTTGTACTTCTCGCAGGTGTCGTGGCAGGCTTGGTGGCGTGATGCGCAGTTGAGACAACAGGTAATCATTCTATCAACCCCACTGTTCAGCCATTGCTTTTGCAATGCCCGGAAAGGTCTTGCTTCTGGCCTTTGCCCGTTCCGTCTTGCTCCCGCTGCAATCCATTTCCCAGCAAGAGTAGCGAACGGTTCCGTCCTTTAAAACCATCTTTCTCCCCTTTACAGGCTCCACGATGTTTGTTGGCTTCAAGGGTGGCACCCCTCTTTCCCACAGGCATGTTTTTTTAGTCACAGGATGCCCAAATTGAAACGGTTGAATGATTTGTGAATACTCAGGTAGGCAGAAAATCTTTGAAGGAACTGGATTTTCAATGACAACCCTTGGAACATTCGCATACCAGAACCGCATAAACAAATCTCTTGCCAGAATACCCATTTGTACTCTATCTGGCTGTAGCTGGCCGCCTTTCCAAATGTGTCTTGCTCCCGCATTCGTCAAATATGTGCAGGGCGGGTGTGCAATCAGCAAATCCCAGTTGCCTACATCATGCGTTACGCCGTCCATTGTGACGATTTGCCCACCCTCAAGAGCCTTGATCGCATTTCCAAGAATATGCCATTCTCGATGCCCGCCGGACGGCTCGATCAGGTCGCACGAGTAGGCTTCATGCCCACGGGCACGGAATGCTTTGCAGACTTCCTGTGATTCCTCACAGGCAACTAAAACTTTCATCTTTCCAAACGCCCGTCCAGCCAGATAGCGCAGCTCTTATATAAGGTAGGCGGTCAAGACGACGGAATTTCTTCGCATATAGTTTCGAGTTCTTCAACATCTGCTGGCTCAAAAACAAGAGATGCGCCTTCGCATTCATATTTCTTCGCTTCCCAATCCATTTTGAATTTTTCAAAATCGTTCTTGTATCGGGGGAATGGATGCGTTTGTTCTGCGTAATAAATGCCCATCATAACTTTTTTATTATCTTCTGGCTTCCAGCTTTCAAGATGATAGCTTTCGTGGTTGTCGTACTCCCAAAGAGACAGCTCAACAACCAATCCAGAAAAAGCATCGTACATTTGTTGGAGACTTTCAAAATCCCGATAAACAAGCCCTTGCCCCTTGTGGGATTCTTTAATTTGTTCGATGCTTTTCCCGCCAGTTTTCAGGCGGCATCGAACCAATTTCGGTCTGTAAAACATAGCGCTCCTTTCTCGCCTTTTGTTCCGGTAGCGTAACCGTTAGTCAAAAGGGAGATCAGAACTGTCGTCAATCACGGAGAAGTCATCCGCGTTGCCCTGCGAGTAGTTTTGCGGCGCATCCTGCACCCGATCGGCGGGTTTGCTGTCCGACTTGCCACCGCAGAAGTCAACCTTGTTTGCCATGATTTCCGTTGCGGTGCGGTTGTTCCCCTGCTTGTCGATATACTTCCGGGTCTGGATGCTGCCAGTCACCAGAATCAGGCTACCCTTCTGAAACCACTTGGAAACAAACAGTGCCGTGTTGCCAAATGCAGTGCAGTTGAAGAAGTCGGTTTCCTTCTGACCGCCACTCTGGCGGTCGCAAGCAATGCTGAACGTGCAAACATCCTTGCCGGACTTCGTGACCTTATCTTCTGGCGTGTGAACCAGACGACCCTGAATTGCGATAGAATTGAGCATTATTTAGCCCTCCTTTGGCTGTTTCTGAGCACAGTCCCAACACAGGACACGCCCAAAGCGTTTCTTCGTGCTTCTTGCGGTTTCCAGCGGCGATACGGTGCGGTTGTTGTACTGAATAGGCTGTAACTGCTTTCCGCAGCAAGCGCATGGGGGGATGGTTTCCGCTTCCGTTTGCTTCTGCGCAGGCTTGTTCGCCTTGCTTGCAGTCTGTTTTTGATACTCGTCCGTGTCAGCATCCTTCGTATCGTCAATGCAGAACAGACCGTTCAGAGCGTACTTTCTAGCGTAGCTGCTTGCAGTGCCGGTAATCTGCGAATCGTCCATGCCCTTCTTAAACTCAGGCTCACGAGCGTATGCAGTCACCGTGTAGGTGGCACCATCCTGCGATTCAACTGTTGCTGTGGCTTCGATATAATGCCAGCTATCAACGATAACAGGCTTGTCGGAAAGCCGTAGCACAAGGCTGTGCGCTTTCAAGATGGGCTTGACCGCTTCGAGAATGTCCTCGCACGAGCGGTACTTGTATCCACCGAACTTGTTCATCTGCCCCTTCGGGGCTTTCAACTCTGACTGAACAGCCATCAGAGCTTCATGGATTTTGCTGTTGTCCATACGTTTCCTTTCTTCGGCTTCATTAGGCTTCATTGTTCTTACTTTGGCTTAACTTGGCTGTACAAAATAAATCTCCCCAGCACACGGAATCCGATTCGTCTGGCCGCTGCCATTCAGGCTCTTCGTCTGCTCTAGGTGCGAAGTAGTAGTCATCGGGCGGCTCAACCACGCCACCGAACCTATCAAAACAGCCGGAGCAATCGTACATCTCGTTCATATTGTTCCTCCTAGTTTTAGGATTTTTGCTTTCATTTCTTCCACAAGGGCTTCTAACTGAGATATGACATATTTCATCTTGCTGAAGCTCCTTGTTACGGAGTCCCACTGATCCATATCTATTTCGACTGTATTCCATGCGTGACCGCAGTTTTCGCAGAGTCTCCGCCGGATGATGTTGTCTTCGCATGATGTGCTGCGATAGATTTTGATTTTCTCACTTCCGCACGTCGGGCACTTCACTTGGCATCCCTCCACTCGTTTGTGTGATGCGGGATGCGCTTGATTTTCCGGTTCTCTTGCTCCATGTACTCGTTTTCGGCGCTTACGCCAATTGCGGCTAAAATCAAAGCCACAAGAAATACAGCCAGAGCAAGGAACGTGTATCCAAGCATCTCCCATCCGTCCGTCGCGTTCTCAATGGCGTTCCCGCACCCAAGAGCTACGATAGCAAGCGAAATGCTCATACAGCACAGCACCGTGCCTTTAACTGTTTTCATCTCTCTTCACCTCTTTCAAAATAATGTCGAATCCGTTCGTCTTTTTCTCGTTGATGACTATTTTCGCATTCAACGCCTTTGCGATTTTTAGAAGCGTATCGACCCGAACGGAACTTTTCTGCTTCTTTCGCTTGCCCAAGATGCTGTAAATCGTCGGCCTTGATACTCCCGATCTACGGCTAAGGTCGTTGATGTTGAAGTACCTGCAGCGTCATGCCTTTTTACCGACACCGAAAATCCAGATGGTTGCCATCAGAGCGCCAGCACCAATGATGTACCATGTCGCCTTAGCTCCGACCAAAAGCTCGATGTGATGCACCAACCAGAAGTTCAGCAGAAACGCTGCGAGAATCAACGCTAAGACAATGCCCCAAATCAGGACGATTTCCACGAGTGATTTCATTTCTATCCCCTTTCGTTTATTTTTTCGCCATAGCGAGTCATGTCGATGCCATGCCGCTGCAACGCCTATCTACGCAATTTCTTCGCTTTTCATTGTTTTGCCCCGCGCTGCCTCGCCTCCGCTTATCAATTCCACTCATTGCATCTCTTAGCCTTTGCGATGCACCGCCTCTCAACGCATTTGCTATTCTTCGCTGTTCATTGCCATTGCGACTCGCTTCTGCTCCATGCCTTTCCGCTGCTTATCAAAGCCACACCTTGCATCCATAGCCATTGCTTTTCCAAGCTTTTCCTTGCCATTCCATTGCTCGTCTGAGCCTTGCTTCGCCATGCCTTTGCTGCTCCATTCATCTCTTTGCTGTTCCATACCATCCCATGCCGTTGCTACGCAAGTCACTTCGTCTCCATGCGTTGCCTTAGCATTTCTGAGCCAATCGTCACTATGCCTTTGCAGGTCTCGTCAAATCACCGCATTGCCCTTGCTAATCTCATCGCGGCGTTACCTTGCCATAGCGTTTAATTGAGAATTTCGTAGGTATAGCGGCCTTTGCCACTGTTGCGCCACTGGCCGATGCCACGCAGAGCGCCGTAGTCCAGCCACTCACGCACGACCTTCTCGTGAGAATCGTCCAGAAGAACGATTTCAAACTCGCAGGTCGAACCAGCGGGAATCTGCTCGCTGTTGGCAAGACTGACGCGCTCGCCCTGTGCGGTCTGTGCGCGGAGTGGGCGCTGACACTCGGTAATCTCACCGTTCACATGAATGGAAATCATACGTGGCTGAACAAAAATCAGGCCATCAATGACCTTCTTGTAGGCTGTCAGCTTGCCGGATTCGTTGACGGCTTTCTTCTTTCCGGTTTCGGTCTTGCCGCCGATACGACCCAGCATACCGCAAGCATCCTTAAACATGCCTTTGATCTGGTAGTCATACAAGATAGGCTCGCCGTTCTCGTTGCGAGGGAATACGGTCATGCCCTTATCTGCCACAGCGTCAGCGCCCAAAGCGGCAACTTCGTCCTCGATAGTGCTTGCATCAGGGGACTTGCTGGCGATGAACTCTCGCGCGATGTTCTGGTTGCTAGGCCAAGTGCCGAGAACCGCTTCGATGAATGTGATTCTTACTTTGATTTTTTTCATTTTTGCTCACTCTTTCTTTCTCGATACGTTCCAATCTTAAAGGTTCACGCTCTTGCCAGCGCTTCTGCCACGGACTGCTTTTGTTGAAGTTGCTTATTGCTTTCTTCATCGTTTGCCATCCTTCGCTTACGCTGGATGTGTTCCAACCGTTTCTTCTCGCGGCTGTTCCAGCGGATTTCACGCTTCCCGTAATATTTACCGTTCATCGGGCGGCTCCGCCTTCCCCTGACTAAGCAACATACTGTAATGCCCATAGTTCATTCCGAGCGACTTTGCCTTGTCGTTAATTTGCTTGATGCTGTATCTAGGCGGAGCCGGTCTTTGCCTTTCTGGCAGCTTGAATTGATATCCAGCCGGTGCGCATGACCTTTCGGCCTTTCTGGCACAATCTTTGTGATACTTCTGATCTGGTGTTTTCTTCACCATCGCCTTACCGCACCACGCACAGAGACCCATCACTCGTTCGGTTTTGCCCTTCCGACGTCTCCATTTCGCTTGCTGCTCAAGCTGGACATTGTGTGCACATACAACACAATACTTCTGGTTTGCGTTCGGAGCTTCAAGAAGCGCTCCACAGCGGACGCAGAATTTATTCATCGCGTTCACCGTCTTTCTCTCTGGCTTCCCGATTATGCCGTTCAAAGCACTGGTTCAGCATCTTTTCCATCCACAGCGCATTGTTGGCTTCGTTCCGTGGCACGCCCGCTGCCATTGCCAGTTTCAGCCTACGCTTCCGGCTTTGCGCTTTACAGAATTTCACCAGCATTCACCAGCCTTTTTGATGATGAATTTCGGGACTTGCTGACCGGTGGCAATGCACAGCGCAACTAGCTTTTCGACCCAGATATCACGCAAACCCTCTTCGGTCATATAGCACTGACCAACGCAGATATCCTTAAAATCTGCCCAAATCGACAGTCCAACGGCACCATCCGCGACCGTCCATATCATATTGTAGCCTTCATCGCACAGGCCGCACAAAATGTTTCGTGCTATGCTTTTGGCTTTGTCGATTTCAAAGGCATCCCAGTGTTTTTTGCTTCCCTCGTAGACCTTAACCGCCTCGTCAATGGCAAATTTTGCGTCACACGGATGCTCAAGGTCTACCTTTAAGGTGATGATCTGCTCCATGTTCAGTCCTCCCATCCTCCGAAATCTTGCTGTTCTGCAACAGCCCTAGTCTCGATTCTCGGCGTGATGCCAAGCTTCTTGAGCTGCTCATGGATGAGCTTTTCACCCTCGACCGTCCAAACCGTCGTGTTCGGAATATAAGTCTTGCCATTGGAGCGTTGAATGGCTTTGCCTTTTCGATTCTTGGTGTATCCCTTGCCTTGATAAGGCTTGTACAGCACCCACTGACCATCGCTGTCTTTGTACTGAACTCGCTGGCTGTAAAGTAGCTTGTTCAGCTTTTCAGCAGTCAGACCGTAGTCCTTCGCAATGCTGGTGGCCGTCCGGCAGTTGTCCGCAATGCACACAGCACGAGCGAACTCAGCATCCGGTGTCAGCTCTGCAATCCGCTTGTCCTTCTCCTCCAGCTCTTCATGCGCTGCGATCAGTGCAGTTGCAAGGAGTTGCGACCGGGTAAGCTGCGGCTTTTCGGCCAGCTTCTTTTCCATTTCGCTGAACGCTGCAATGTACTTCAGTTTCCATTCGAGAGCAGCCTTGCCATTGAAACCCATTGCCAGCAGCGTAAAACCGTCACGGTTCATGAGATAAGCCCGCTGTTCCCTGCCGTAGCTGTCCGGCGCTGTGGTTTCAAAGAACATCTGTCCAAAATTGGACACATCTTTTTTCAACGAATCAATATCACGGAGAACGTGGTTGTGATTCTTTTCAAAGTTTTCTGCAATCTGGCGACTAGACGCTACCGGCTCGCCGCTTTGCATAGATAAGACGATGTCGCTCATTTTCCCTCTCTTTCCTTCAACAGCTCTTCCAGAGCTTCTTTCACCTTAGCTTCCGCATTTTTAGGCTCACGCTTACCGTTTAGGATTTTTCCCAAGTATTCCGGTGCGCATCCCATTTTTGCAGCAAGCTCTCTGATTTCGATATTGTGAACATGAAGCGTTCCTACAACATCGCCTGTCCACTTAGGAAGCAAATTTTTTCTCCTTTCTTGTTCTAGTACTTGAACTTTTCGAAAGAATATGATAATATTATGGTGTCAAGCAAAAACATTATCGAACGTTCTTCTATTTGTTCAAAGTCTTTAATTTGTTCTACTGATTGAACCCTGTAGCCCTATTAAAGCACAAGTAGTAGAACTTTTCAAGTGTTTTTGTTCAAGTGGTAGAACTTCGTCATCTTGTACAAACGCTGGAGGTATGTTTTGTGTTTTTTGACAATTTCGTAAGGCTATGTGAACAAAAGGGAGTAAAGCCGTCTCGCGCTTTGACTGAAGCTGGCGTTCCAAAATCTGCTTATAGTTATTGGAGAACCGAAGCAAGTGCAGGGAACGATGCAAAGCCGACCAATCAAAACGCCGTTAAGCTGGCACAGTATTTCAATGTTACAGTTGACTACCTTCTTACTGGCAACCAAAAAGAAAACCCGCCCCAGCAGCCGCAAAGTGAAGTAGATGCAGCATTGGAGCGGATTAGAAGAAAACTTGAATCTATGCCGAAGGAACAGCGTGAAGCGCTGATGAACTTGATTGAGAAGATGTGAGGTAAGCCCATGTATTACCTGTTGTGTGGCTGTGCCTTTTGCTTCTGGTTCATGCAAGCCTTGCTAAAAGGCAACGACCGTGTGCTATATGGCAACAGCAGAAAATATCGTTACCGTAGAAACCGAAAAAAGAAATGGTTCTGACCCGGTAAAATAAAAGAATCCCTTGTGCCGGGCTGGTGTAGCTCTGCGCAAGGGGTTTTCTGTCATTCTAGGTCTAGTGCTTGCTCCGCTGCCGGAATCTTTTCAGGATGTTTCAGCAGCCATGCAATAAATCGGTCAATCTTGGCTCTTTCCTGTTCACTCATTGTGGCATATCCTCCCGATCGGTAAGTGCAGATGTTCATTTGATATGATTATACACCTTTCTGTTGTGCAGTCAATACCATTTCAACAACTTTGTTAAAATTAAATGATTTTCCCATCCATTACTTTACATCGGGGAAGCCAAAAATTGCGATGACAATGATTAAGAGCCACATTAAATTTAAGTTACCCTTTGCTTTGTAACATTCCGTTGAGCATGGAACGAAAGGGGTTATCCGGTAAATCGTCCAGCACATCTGCTTTGACGAGAGCGTTTGTGCTGATGCTGTGCGAAACATTGTTTAGCTGCACAATGGCATCGTCCAAGTCTTTGACGGTTGCTCCACGCCGTTCCATTGACTGGAGGAAAGTTTTCACTTCTTCAAGAACGACAGGGTTCTCGACTTTATAGAATCCATTCGTAAAGTCCATCTTCTTCTCCTTTCACAGTTCCACAAGCTGTCCATCAATGCGTTCGATGCTATCTGCCGGGTCGTGCCCATCGTCTAAGGCGGCTACGGCGCGTTCCAGGATGCCTTTTGCTTCGAGGTAAGCATCTTTATCAGCTTCGTACGCAGAAAGGCTCAGGACAAGCTCTAGCGCCCGTCTGCGAGCGTATGGGACAATCAGATCATCTACGGTTCGGTTCATTAGCTTTCCTCCCATGGTTCAGGTGTGTGCGGTTGCCCATCGGGAACGCTGGCGGGCATTCCGTCGATGATTGGCATACGTTCATGGTTCCAGATTACAGTTTCTCTCATTTTTGTTCCCTTCCTCTTTGGAATTTTTTGACAATACAGTTATAACACAGGCTGCTGTTGGTTCTCCATAGCAGCTTTTTCCATTTTATGGCTTGTCGAACCCGGCAGTTTTGCTGGATTTTGTTGAAAGGGTGAGAATTTATGGATGAATATTTAGTAAGAACAGCCAAAGCATTGGAGATAGCTCGAATGCGTTCCGGCTTGAGCCAACAGAAGTTGGCGGCAAAAATGGGCGTAAATCGTGGCACGATAGCAAATTGGGAGCAAGGTCTGGCAGCCATTTCCCTTCCGATGGCTATGCGCTGGTTCACCTGCTGCGGCGTATCGGTGGCTCGATACATGGATGCTTGTATTCATCCGGGGCTACTTGAACACCTTGAGGACGGCCTTTCCGATTTGGAGAAACGGCGGATTCTCATAGATGCCATGATGGAGTGTTCCTCCTATGAGATAGATGCCTTGCTGTACATCAGATACGGAGATCACGGCTCAGACCATATCGGCGTGCTGACGGAGATTCTGGCAAACCTCCACACACCGTTGAAGGACAGGGTCGCTGTCTGCCGGATGGCATCCGGTAACTATGAGATGGCACAGGCTACCGGAACAGACCCAGACCCGAACGGAACCGCTCCAAAGATGGAAATTCTTTATCAGGCGCAGGACGCTGGAACGGAAGCTGCTATGAAGTCCAATGATTCCTATACCGTGAATCCAAATAACATAAGTGGCTGATTGTCGAATTATCGAAGTTTTTACGGTATACAGGGGGACATGCTCCACTTTTTGTACACAATAGGCCTGTTATAAATATGGTTTTGGGTTGTCATTTTGTCCCCCATAGGCTCGTAAATGGCAGATTTTCGCAGATGCAATTAACGAGTTTGCGTGAAATTTTCGTTCATCAAAGCGTGATCTTTCAATTCGTCCCCCATTGGTGTGATTACGCTCCATTTCATGTACACGATAGAACGGCTAGGTAGGTTGTAGGGCTTGATGGATATGCTTTATTCAGCAAAAGAAGTTTTTGTTTTCCACAATCTTCCCATTGGAGAAAAAAAATTGTTGAAAATGTATCGTCGTCACTATTTGATGATGATTATTTATCTCTTGTTTATCTCTTGTTTATATATATAGTAAGAACGTGTACAAAAAGTGGAGCGTTGTGTACATAAAGTGGAGGAACGTGTACAAGAAGTGGAGGGTATCGTGTACAAAAAGTGGAGTATCGTGTACAGAATGTGGAAGTCGATTGTTGAAATAATAATTGTGTACAGAATCGTTGACGTGTACACGATACAGTGGTATAATAGGGTAGAAGAAATGAGGTGATGCAATGCCAGAATTGACAGGAAACAACCTTGTCGAAAAGAGCAAGGCATTGGTTTGGGCGAAGTTTACGGACTACACAGCAGGCGAGCTTCGGCTGCTTGAGGTCTATCTGAGCCGTATCAATCCGAGAGACCCCGAAAGCTCCAACGTGTCGTTTACGCTGGCTGAATATTGCAAACTGCTGGATTTGAAGCTCAATTCAAAGAACTTGAAGTCGCAGGTTAAGCACTTTTTGGGCAACGTGGTTTCAGTACCACTGAATGCAGATGGAACAGAATATGTGATGTATCCGCTGTTCACAAAGGCAGAGGTCAAGTACAATCGAGAATCCTTGTCCTATGACGTTTCAATCAACTGTAATCCTGACTTGCGGCCTGTGTTTTTCGACATTGCAAGAAGCGGCTACGTCAAATACCGTCTGCGCTATACAATCGGGATGAAGCAGCAAGCATCTATTCTGATGTATAGCATGATTCGGGATTGGATGAATCGCTCTCTAACATCGAACAAGATTGGTTTGAAGCAGCTGCGTGACCACTTGGGGGCAAACGATGCAAGTTATGACGATTTCCGGGCTTTACGCCGCAGAGTTCTTGAACCAGCAGTGGAAGAGATCAGCAATGTTTCGGACATTGTCGTTGACTTTGAAAAGATTTGCACAGGGCGAAAGGTAGTAGCAGTTGAGTTTCGATTCTGGTACAAATCCAAGCAGCCCGTCATAGATGCCGATTCTAGCGAGGTTGATTGTGAGGCGGCTAATTCCAAGCCGGAAATCAAAAAAGCCGCCAGAAAGCCCCGCACAAGCGGATACGAAGGGTATGACTGGTCTGTGTGCGATGCGCTGTCGGTTCAAGAGTGTATCGAGGTCGCAAAGGTAGTTGAGGTAAAGATGATGGAAGAGCATCCATCTATCAAGCTACCAAAGCGGAGAGATGCAGTCTACGACATTGTAAAGGCCGCGTGTGCAGATATTCTTTCAATTAACCGTGACCCTTGGCCTGACCATCCGAAGCGGTATCTGATTGGCAGTTTGAAGAAGGACGGTGCGATTGAAGAGTATCTTCCGGCATTTTATGAGATTGACGCACTGCAAAAGTAATCAGACATAGAAAATAAAAGAAAGAGTGATAAAATGGCAAAAATCATAGCAGTCGCCAATCAGAAGGGCGGCACAGGAAAGACCACAACAAGCACTTGTCTGGCTGGTGCATTGCAGCTGCTTGGCAAGAAAGTCCTGCTGGTGGACTGCGATGCCCAGTGCAACGCAACGGACACCTACGGCGCACAGACAGAGGACGTATGCACCCTGTTCGATGTAATGACCCGGCAAGGCACGGTCGAAGAAGGAATCCAGCATTGTGAAGCTGGTGACATTCTGCCGTCTGACAGTGCATTGAAGGACATTGACGAGCAGCTTGTCCGGGACATGGGCAAGAACTTCCGGCTACGAGAAGCCCTTGAAAGCGTGTCCGGGCAGTACGATTACATTGTGCTGGACACTCCCCCGCAGCTCGGTCTTGCGCTTGTAAACGCTCTGATCGCCGCTAACAGTGTTATCGTACCCATTACAGCAGACCGCTATGCGCTTGCCGGATTGAGCCAGCTTTCGCAGACTATCGGCGATGTTCGCCGGTACTTCAACCCGACATTGAAGATTGAAGGTCTACTTCTGAACCAGTACAAGAGCAGGGAAAATCTGTCCAAAGAGGTCGTAGAGCAGCTCCCTGTGATTGCACAGAGCATGGGAACAACCCTGCTGGACGTGAAGATTAGACCGTCTATGGGCGTTCGTAAGGCGCAGGCAGAGCGGCACAGCTTGTTTAGTGGTGACACGGAAAAGAGTACTAGCGCAGAGGATTTCAAGGCGTTGGCAAAGATGATTGTGAAAGGAGAAGAAAAATGAAATTGATTGATGCAGAACCGCTTGAAAAAAAATTCAAAGGATGGATAGAACAAATCAAGAAAGAATATCCGTTCGGGAAAATAGAAGATATTGATGGAGTGGAATCGTGCCTTGCTGAGCTGGAAGATGCGCCAGCTATTAGCCTAGATGAGCTTACAGATAGCGATAGGTGGATCAGTGTTTCAGATAGACTTCCAGAAAGGCGCAAGACCCCATGCCCTCGTGGAAACAATCTTGATTTTAGCAATGTAAGCGAGACCGTATGGATTTGCACGCAGGAAGGGTATACGATGGAAGGTACGTTGGAGGGTGATTCTTGGTTTGATGATATGGGGCAGTGTCTTTCAGACTATTTTGAGGATATGGCAGGTCACCATGTCACGCATTGGATGCCCCTGCCTAAGCCGCCAAAGGGGGATGTAGAATGAAATCAACCAGCAAAAAATCCACAGGTTTGCTTGGCGGCTTTGATTTTCAGCCTATTTTTTCGGAACAGACATTAAGCCAAAGTGAGCCAAAGGAAGAAGAAGTAAGCCAAGCAAAGCCGAACAAAGCCGAACAAGCACCGATTAAGCCCAGTGATGCCACAGACAGCCATGCACAGCCAAGTGAAGCTGAATTAAGCTGTATTAAGCCGAAGCAAGCCAAAGACAGAGAAAGACAGCCAAGTGATGCCGCGTTAGGCGAAAGTAAGCCGAAGAAGCTGAAACAGGCGAAGGAAGTTCAACGTCTTATCGAACAGGGCAATGTTCCCGGCGCACTGGCTGAAGCTGGTTTGACAAAGAAAAAAATCCCGATGCCGGAATCGCATCAGGGCGTTGCAAGCGGCGATGGCAAGCGTTCTAAGCGCATTACCATCCTTATGAGCGAGGAAGAACGCAAGTACATTAACCGTGAAGCCAGACGGCACGGAATGACAATTGGACAGTTCGTATACGCTCTGGCTGCTGCTGCGGCAGACGGGAAGATTGAGTTGGAGGATTTCTTGGAGGATTAAGGGGGTTCCAAAATGGAACGCCCTTGCCGTATCAAATCTTGTGATATTAGGCATTGACTTTTGTACGGACATATAGTACAATGTTTGTACGGACAAAAAGCGAGGTGTTTGTATGTGTCCGCGTTTAGGTCGCCCTACTGATAGCAAAAAGACTGAACGATTTGAGGTTCGATTGACCCCGGAAGAAATGAAAGAAGTGCAGGAATGCGCTGAAAAAATGGGGATAACGAAAACAGAAGTTGTTAAACGTGGGATTCAGCTTGTTGCTGAAAAGGCGAGTAAAGAATAAAAAATAAGGCATTGACCGCTCCCTGCAAAAGAATAGTCAACGCCTTATTCAACACCAGAGATTGCTCTCGGATAAATCCATTATATCATCCGAAGCAACCTCTTACAAGCCGTTTTCGGGTAAAACCAATGAATATTCCAGCAACAAAAGAAGAAATCATCGAAAGTTTCAGGCAAAACAGCAACGGTCGTCCGCTCAATAAGGATGATTACGAGATTGCGGAATCGTTATCTCGCATCACTTACAAAGCGTATGAGGTCGGCGTGGAAGATGCAAAACAGTTGAATATGGAGGATATGATGGATAACAGAAACGCACTTCAAATCTTTAAGAACGAAGAGTTTGGTTCAATCAGAACATTTGTGAAAAACGGAGAGTACTGGTTTGTCGGTAGGGATGTATGTAATGCGTTTCAAGACAAGAACCCAAATAGAAGCATCGGACGGATTGACGATTGCGATAAGCGTTCCTTGAAAATCAAAGATTCTCTTGGGCGTGAGCAAGCAGTGACTGTTATCAACGAATCCGGGTTATATGCTCTTCTTTTTGCAATGCAGCCGCAAAAAGCGCATAATCATGGGGTGTCAGATGAGTACCCCATCGAAATCAAGGAAAGGATTGAGAAGCTTCGCCGTTTTAAGAGATGGGTAACGCATGATGTGCTTCCTACGCTTCGCAAGACTGGTTCTTACAGTATGAGTCCTCAGGAGAACAAGCCTGATACGCAGAACGATGCAATTTTGCAAGTGCTGATGAAGAACACGGAAGTTTTGCAAGCCATCGTACAGCAAAACCAGCAGATTATGATTGCGCTTACCAACCTGTCCGTCAACGATGCAAAGCGCACGATGGAGATTCAGCCTTACACTTCCCATCAAGGGCAGAAAGGTGACGGAAAACGTAGCAAGCGAATCACAATCCTTATGAGCGACAGCGAGCGGACGTTTGTCACGAGAGAAGCACGCAAGCACGGATTCACGGCAGGGGAGTACATCTATAACCTGTCCGTTGCAGCATCGAAAGACCAAATTGACTTAGGCTGAGTTGGCGGCTGGATTTTCAGCCGTCAATTATCAAAGCCCAAAAGTTGGCTCTGTTCATAACTGGATTTTCAGCTCTGATAGTAAATAAAGAGGGGGTGCGCCCAAAATTGGGCAGACCCCCTCTTCTGTTTTACTTATCAGCAATGCAATCCCAGTAGAGATATGCCTTGCCATCTGCGGCATCTGCGTCCTCAAGGAACGCCTTTGCCATGTCAGCGTAGAAGCCCGGAGTGTCAACGGACTGGCGCTTTGCGACCTGACAATAATCCGAGTACATCATGTTCATGACAGCCCAGAAATCATTCGGGTCACAGGTGATATTGCGCTGTTTTGCAACGTCCTGTGTTTGTTCCAGCGTCCAGTGGCAGCCTTTCGTGCCGTCAGCATTTACCATGCTGTCGCACCATTCTTCCGCTTCATCGTGGGTGAGGTGCTGGCGGGGCATCTTGATGGAGCGGCTGTCCGCACCGCCACGCTCATACTGCCCAGACCGCTTGTCCCAGTCTCCGTTCTGCGAGAAGCCGATTTGCGGCATTCTGCGCCCATTCTCTACGTCAGGGTAGCGAGGGATAGGGTAGGGGTCAATGTAGCGGTTTTCCTCCCGCGGATAATAGGGATAGCGGTCGTTGCCACCTTCCAGCTTACGCAGACGGCGTTCCATCTCACGCTCCCTGCGGTCACGCTCTTCTTCAAGGCGGTCACGTTCCGGCTCACGGTCTTTGTCGTGTTCACGGAGCATCATCATGCGGCGAAAATTAGTCTTGCCCATAATCTATACCTCCTCAAGAAATAGATGCAGGCGCACCGGCGTGAGAGCGGCAGAAGCAGCCAAGATACTTGAACGTGCCGGTGCCGGTCGCAGACGTTGCAACGCGGGTAGCGTAACGGGTGCGAGTGTGGATGCTCTCAGCGGTTGCCTGAGCGCAGTTGCAGTCGGTCAGAGGGTATGCGGTAGTTCCTGCACCGATGGTGATGACCACAGGGGCGTTGATGGTGGTCGTGTCCGGGATGCTCTGGGCAACTACGATACAATACTTCTCTCCGTTCTGGTATGCACCAGCAGGGATGTTAATGGTCAACGTATCGTTGGCAAACGTGACCGCATTCGAGATGACGAGGTGCGGGCAGAGTTTGCAGCTTGTTTTGCAAGTCATAATGTTTTCCTCCTAAAAAATCAGGGGCAGAGGTGTCTTACCCCTGCCCCGATGGTTCACCCGGTGTTATCGGGGAGTGTGTTGGTTAGCAGCAACCACAGCAGTTCACGCCCACGTTGGGGTTCGCCACCTGATAAGCGGGAATCGGACGAGGATTGACCCGGTTCAGGATGGTATCGGTCTGCTGAGACATCACGGTGGTCAGAAGCGCATTCTGCCGATCCTGAGAAGCCGCGAACTTGAGGCTCTGGTTCTCAGCGGTCAGAGTGGCGATCTTATCCTGCGTGAAGTAGTCCATCATGCTGCGGAAGTTGGCGTTGCAGTTGTCCACGATGGCGCGGGCATTGTCTGCGATAGCCTGCCGGGTGGCGCAGTCTTCCGTTGCGATGGTGTACTTCAGGTCGCCGATCAGCTGCTTGTTTTCGCAGCAGCAAGATGCCAGCTGCGTGGCAAGTGCGGTCTGACCAGCCTGCCGTGCGTTGCCCTCCTGCATGATGGCAAGGTTGATGGCGTTGTCGCCGTTGGACACGCTGCGTTCCAGTCCGTTCACGAGCTGTGCGTTCTGGTAGCCAAGCTGACAGATGGCGCTGTTCACACCTGCGAAGCCGTTCGCAATGTTGGCGTTGATGCCATTGATCTGCGCCAGCTGGTCATAGCCCAGAGAGCAAATGCCGCTCTGGATGCCCGCCAGAGAACGGGAGGTATCCTGCTGGTAGAAGCCCTCAGACAGAGCCGCGCGAGTGTCGTTACCGCCTTGACCGGTTGCGCCAGTGCCGACCAGATAGGGGATGTAGCCGTTCATGCCGCTGTCTCCGCCGTTGCGCCCGTTGCCGTAGTTGCCCCAGCCGAAGATGATGGCGAGGATGATAACCGCCCACAGACCTTCGTTGCTGAAGAATCCGCCGTTGTTATTGCCGCCGTCCTGCCCAGCCAGATAGCCAGTTGCAAAATCGTCCATAACAAAACTCCTTTCAGTTTTGCGTTATGCTATCCCATCGCCGTATGCGATGGGCGAAGCCAAACAAAAGCGGTTTTTGTCAAGTCCGCAAAACTGAGAAGCGTTTCGCTTAGAGGGATGCGTTACCGGGGCAGCGTCAGATTCAGGACGCTTGCGAGCCGGTTCAGGTCGATGCCACGCTCTTTGGCGAGGTTCTGCGCCATCGTTCGGAGCTGTGCTTCGTTTTTGCCCTGAATCAGGTTCAAGCCCTGCATGATGGGGGCGCTCTGCCCACCCAACTGCTGGATAAGCCCCATCGGGTTTTGCCCGGCGCGAGCCAGATTTGCAAGCTGCATGATAGGGCTGTGAGTAATCATATCAAACGGAGAGGACATCGCTTATTCTCCTTTCTTCGCTGCGGCAGTGGGCTTAGAAAAGCTCTTCTGCCACTTTTCCAGCTCATCCAGTCGGTGGACAAGGGCGTTGTACTGCTCAATAGGCACATATTGCTGTGTCGGTGCAGATGTCTGCTGTGCCTGTTGTGCTTGCATCTGCCTCCACGCTTCCGGGCTGTAAAACTCCTGCACATAGGATTCGCAGGTGTCCGGGTTGAGCCGTTTGCAGTAAATCACGCCGCTGCGCAAGTCCGGGCAGTAGGTCGGTCTGCCATACAGGTCAGACGGTATTGCCAAAAACTCTTCCCTGCTGGAAACAGGTCTGCCAAGCAACCAGCCGCCATCTTGTGCCGACTGCTGAACAGGCTGTTGCCCATTCATCGGCTGCGGACGCTGCGGTTGTGCCTGTTGCATCTGCGTGTTGGGCAGGGAAGTGGTAAGGCCTACCGTTCCCATGCCGCCATAAGGGTTGACAGGCTGCTGCGGAACGTAGGGCGCTCCGGGTGCCGGATAATAGCTCATAAAACATCCCTCCTTGTGTTTCCAGTGTACCGCATCGGCAGAAAACGAAAGACAAGGAACGTCAAATGAAGGACAAAAAAGAAAAGCGCCCATACGGAAAAATCCGCATGAGCGCTTAACTGTTAAGGGCTTCACATTGGAAGCAAAAATAAAATATCACGTTTTGACTTGCAAGACAAGAGCTTCGACAAAACTAGTGTGAATAAAACAAAAAGACCCGCCATGATACGCATCGTTGAGAGGCTTGACGGGTTCAGACATCCACCCTAATGCGCTTCTTCGAGAGGCCGGGAGGATTTGTTGGTATTATTTTACAACGCATTCAGCATTTTGTCAATGCCTTTCAGTCGGTAGCCTACCGCCGTCCGGCTGTAATGTGTCTGTGCTGCAATGTCTGGCAGCGGAAGCCGCTCAACATACCGCAGTAAGGCTATCTTACGGTCTACCCTCCCAAGCGGTGCGCTTTTGATGGCGGCGATCATCCTCTGTCGGTCAAGCCCTTGTAGCGCAGCGGGCAGCACCACACGAGCCGCCGCCACAGGCAGCACCGAGCCAGAAAGGTTCAGGGAGCTGTCCGGCGTTACGCACCATTACGGTGATGTTGCCGAAAAGGTCGATTTTGCCACATCTCTTGATTTCACAAAATCGTTTCTGCTCGTATGTAGTGCTTGCCATGATATCCTCCTTACTGCGTGATTTCCTCAGCGTCCGCCGCATCCTCTGCATCCAGCGCATCGTAGTACGCCTGTGCAAGGGCTTCCACCTCTGCGATGTCGTCGGCGTCCAACAAGCTACTGTCCAGATGGGTGTACGCCTTGTCCAGCCAGTACGCAACATCGCGTCCTGCGGCGATTTCCCGCTTGATGGAGCGCAGGGTCAGGTCATGGCGAGATTTGCTTTTGATAGCCATAGTCAGTCCTCCTTTAGGTCGTTGTCATGGACGCTACTGCGTCTTCCAGATCGGTGATCCGCTTAATCGGGTCTGCGCGTCCCGTCACAGTCGCACTGTCTGCATCGGTCAGCAGGGTGTTCACGCCGCTCAAAGCAGAGATGGGCTGTGCGCCAGTTGCGATGAAGGAAGTGGGAGTTTTCGGCTTGTAGCAGACTTGCACAGGTGTTCCTGCCGCGTACTGGGTGGCAAGATAAGATTTCAACGCATCTACAGTGCTCAGCGACGCCCAGCGAATGTATAGAGCAGTATTCCATCCGTTAAAACCATTGTTGTTAGTAGATGCGTTAATATCCGCAAGCGGAAATGCTGTGCATATTCCCATCAAAGAGCCTAATGTAAACGCGCCCAAATGCAAAATAGGAGCTATAAAATACGGATTTGACACACTTGTATTTTGTGCCCACGGCTCCGTCCCATCCAGCGTTACCGTTTCCCACGTCTCCTGCCCATCTCCCGTCACCGCGTCCACCGTGCCGCCGTAGATGGTGTGGGGCAGGGTCAGGGCGGCGGTTTGGCCGATGTAAGGGGCGTAGGTGGTGGGGACAGACGTACCTTCAACAACTTCAATTTGGAATTTGTAGTTATCAAATTTTGTACCCTCTCGCCAACACTGAAGCATTAGAAATAATTCGGTTTCTTCAAGAGATGTTTGAGTGGCCGTATACTCGTTAAAATTTGTCGTATTGGTTGGTCCTCTGAAAAAATGTGTTAAGTCTTCAGAAAACAGTAAAAACGCATAAGTAATACCATCTCCAGCTCCAAGATTAACTGCTCCACTTATCTTTCTGACTCGCATGGTGTACGTTTTTCCAGATCTCCAATGGAGTCTGCATTTTGCAATGTCGATATTTCCTTTTGCCTCTAACACACCATTTAGCGTAACAATTTTTTGTGGGTCAACGACAACGGAAATATTTGAACTATAATCATTCGTTGTCAAAAACTCAATAACATTCCCCCCGCACCGCTCGACCGTCACGCTATCCCTGCCCTTTATAGGCCGAACATTGTCAGGTGATGGGTCACCGCTGCCTTCCTGCGTCGGCTCCCAACTTGCCTTGCACCCCAGCGGATATCCCGCCACAGGGTAGAACACAACAGGATTCCCGGTCTCCTCCAGCGGCGGACAGAGGGTGTCAATGATGTGCTTGCTGCTCCATGCGTCGGCTCCCACGGTGGTATCGTCTATTTGTGTGCCATCTTTGCCGTCTTTACCATTTAAAACATCAATTGTTTTTGTACCGTCTTTGTCAGTGATGCTGACACGATGGCCATTTTCGATGTCAGTTACAGCTATAACTGGGGATTTCCCGTCCTTGCCGGGCTCGCCTTTGAAGTTGCCAGCGGCAATGCCGTCCTTGAGCTCCTGTAAGCTGTCAGCGGCTTCCTGAGCGCTCTGATCTGCATTGCCCGCACTGGCGGCAGCTTCTCTGGCGGCGGTCTGTGCATCGGTCTTGGCTTGCTCTGCGGCGGCGGCATCGGTGTGCACGGCATCCACCAACTGCTGCCATGCAGGGGCGCCCGGTTCCGGCATGGTGCCGTCCTCCGTGCCGCTGTTGGCGCTCACACGATACCGCAGATCTGCGCTGGTCACGGTCTTGGTGCCGTCGCTGCCCTCAAAGGTGATGCAGCCATTGCCGGGCTGCGCGGTCACGCTGGCGGGCACGTCCACAGAGCCGTCCGCCACCAGCGAGGATGCCGGGTCTTTGCCGTCCGGGACGTGCCAGAACGCCCGGATGGTCAGGCCCTCCCACTCGCCGGTTGCATCGACGTGCAAGCGGTATACGCCCCGGTTCTTGGTGTAGCCAAAGCGCACCAGATGCTCATAGCCCGGCACTTTGACGACGCCATTGGATGCGAGAGATACGCTTAGCTCAATCATGCTTTACTCCTTGTTGATGGTAGGCTTCTTTTCTGCCAGTGCCTTTTTCATCATGCTGACAGCCTTTTCGATCACGCTGTCCAGCACTTCATCGGTGATGAAAGGCTTCAGCCAGTCCGGCAGTGCGCCGCGCAGCGCGGCAAAGACCTGCGCCTTTTTCTTTGCGCCCTGACCGCTACCCATGATGCTGTCCTCAGCGATAGTCACGAGCTCCAGTGCCCAGTCCTTGACGTGCTGCTTGTAGCCCAGTCGGATGGCACCAACGGCCAGCGCGGCAAAGCCGAGGAACATCAGTACCAGTGCGATGGGTGCGGGGATAAAATTAAAGATTGCTTCCATGATTTGTTACTCCTTTCAGTCACAGAGGGGCAGGGCTTTGACCCGGTTATACAGATCCGTGCCGGTTCCGTTGCCGCCCAGTGCGTGATAGCTTTTGTAAAGATATTCGATGTTTTTCAGGCCGCCAATGTCAATGCTGCCCCGCTTGATGTAAAAGGTGCAGGACTGGTACAGACGGTCGTGCATGATGGCCAGAAGGCCGTCTTTGATGGTCTTGTACTCGGTCACCTTTTTGACAAGATAGCCCCAGCCAAGGCCAAGTAGCCCGATGGCCCATTCTGTCCAGTGCACAGAGATGTACGAGAGAATCTGCTGCATGGGGTTACACCTCCCGGAGCCGGTCAAGCCCCTTTTTCGCAATGATGGCGGCGTAGTCCTTGTACGCGTGGCTCAGGTCTACGTTGCCGCTCACGCCCGGCACGCTGGCGGTGCTGGTGTACTGCCACATCCCAAAGGAAAAGTCTGTTTTGGGCTTGTCCTCCGGTTTGGTCTTGCTTTTGTCTCTGGGATATCTTGCCAGCCATACATCGTACTTGCGCAGCGCCGCGCCACCCATGTACAACTCCGTCTGCGCAAAATTTAGCCCGACATACAGCAGGGCATAAAAGCCCCAGCGCTCCACCGTAGCAAGCGCATAGGCGGCAAGGTCGGTCAGCGCCTGTGTGGACAGCTTCTTGATTTTGTTGTCCTCCACGTCCACGCTGATGGGCAACTCAAAGGTCTTTCCGGTCAAGGCACTCTTGAGCAAGGCAAGCTCCGCGTCTGCCATCTCTTTATCGGTGGCGTAGGTGTAGTAGTACACGCCCACCGGAATCCCCAGCCGCTTGCATTCGGCATAGTTGCGCTCAAAGGTCGGGTCAATGTACAACCCATCCTTGCGCTTGCTCAACTTGCGGTTTGTGGACACGGCTTTAAGCATCACGCCGTCGATTTTGCCGCTGCGCTTCACCGCGTCCCAGTCGATACGGCCCTGCCAGCGGGAGACGTCTAGGATGGTCTTATCAGCCATTTTTCTGCGCCTCCTTGTCAAGCTCGGCCTGTACGCGGGCCCGCCAGCGGGTCGGGACGTCGTCAATGGTGAAGGTGCCGTCAAGCTGGTGGAGCTTGATCTGCGTCACATAAAATAGTACCATGTCATACCTCCTGTGCAGCCAGCTCAATGAGCCCGGCTTCCAATGCTGCCAGCCGCTCCTTTGTGGTGGGCAGGGTGCTTGCCGGTTCCGTCTCCGGCACCGTTTCGCCCTCTGCCACCTCGTAGCAGTCGGCCTTATCCTCAATGCCCCACAGCGTGTCGCCCACCGCACAGGCGGCGTTGTGGGCGTTCACCGCCTCAGCCATGGCGGCGTAAGCGGTGCACTGCTCCTGTGTCTCCACGGGCTTGGCGATGGTGTAGCCCAAAGAAATTTCTTCCATATGTCTTCCTCCTTACTTCCAACGGCCGATGGCAATCCATTGCGCAATAGGAGACATCTGGTCAAAAGAACTATTTTTGAAATAGATATCACAGCTTGTGGTTAGTCTGCTTGTAGTGTGCAGCACAAGTTTTGAGTAATTATCGTTTTTACTGTTTCCAGCAATCGTTAAGGATAGCTCCGGGAAATGTCCTGACACAAATGCAACCGGATAGGTTATCGTGGCGGTTACAGTTGAATTTGCTTTGACAGCAATTTGTCCGGTTTCACCCCAGCAAATCTGCGTGCCATCCCCAAAGCGGACGTAGCCAACGCCGGAGGCGACGATGGCTGTTAATCCGATGCTGGCAGCGTTCCTGCAATCAATGCACGTCCTGCCGTCTTCATCGACAGTTTGAACAAGAATGTTTGCCGAACCCGGATGGTCAGAAAGCCGAAGCTCATAGCCGTTTAATTTGTTGGAATTGTCTGCGGTGTCGTGCAGACCAAGTTTCCCCGCCAGCAGCTCATCCACAGCGGCTTTGCTGTAAAAAATCACGTTGCCGTCCTTGTCGAGGATGACATCATTGTCAACTTTGCCCGCTAACGCGTCACCGGTGGCCTTTGCATCCGCCGGTGCGTTCTCAATGCTCAGAGTCTTATCCGTCCCCGCCTTGGCCCCGGCCTCGTCAGCCGCTTTCTTTGCGGCTTCCTCATGTTTGGCCGCGTTGCTCTCCGACGTCGCCGCCGCCGTTTTGGACTCTTTCGCCGCGCTGGCCGAACCGGCTGCTGCCGTGGCACTTCCCGCCGCGGCGCTCTCGCTCCGGGCGGCTGCAGCAGCGGAACCGGCAGAGGCGGAGGCGCTACCAGCGGCGTTGCGCTCCGACGTGGCAGCGTCCTTTTTGTACGCCTCGGCGTTGGCCTCCGACTGTGCCGCTGCGGTCTTGCTGGCGTCGGCCTCTTTGGCGGCGGTGCTGGCCGTCTCTTCCAGCGCGTTGATGCGCTCCCGCGCGGACGCAATCAGCTCCTCCGTCGGGATGCCCGTCACGCCGTCCCGCATGACGCCGCAGAGGGCGGGGTCGAGCCGGGTGTCGGTGATGGCGCCCGCCGTGATCGCTGTGGAGCCCGCCGGGCGGGTGATCTGGGCGAGGCACAGGTCGTACAGCAGCGCCGTGCGGGAGATGCCCGGCGCGGTGGGCTGAGTGTCTGGGGTGCCCTGCAATACCAGCAGGGAGGACCTGTGGGCCGCTGCGTCGTAGCGCAGCACGATGCGATCAATGCGGGGGCGCTGGCCGTCCGCAAGGGCGAGAGTCAGGGTCTCGGCCTCCCGCATGATGACGCTGTAGCCCTCAAACCGGGCGGGGTGTACCCAGCCCACGCCCGCGCTGACGGTCACGGACAAGCCGCCCGCCGCGGTGACGGCGAAATCCTCCTCGCTGCTGTACACGCCCGACGTGCGGGTGGCGGTGTACCCGGCAGCGTCGGCGGCGTCGTAGTCGATGCCGTTGAGGGGGTAAGTAATGATGTTGCTCAAAATAACCCTCCTTAGAGCCTGTGCCAGACCGGCGTGCCCAGCCGCAGGGTGCGGGTAGTGCCGTCGCTCTGGCTCTGTGTGATGACGTCTGCCACCCGGACGGTGGCCTTGTAGCCCAGCTCCGGCAGGGTGCAGAAGGCCACGTCGCCGGGGGAGAGGTCGGCGTCGAGGCTGACCTCGATGCTGCCGGCGCGGAGCTGTTCCAGCAGCTTGTTGGTGCCCCGGTCCATGAGCCGCTGGAGGTAGTCCGGCGAGGTGTTGGTCTCGCCCTTCTCTTCGTCAGGCTGGACGTCGCGGGCGTCCACGTAGAGTTCCCGCCGGTCAGCCCCGGTGGCGTCGGTGAGGCCGACGGTCACGGTGGCGCGGTTGGCACCCTCCCCGGCTCCCTGCACCACGGCTACGTTGCAGTAGTCGTTGTCGCCAAAGGCCCAGCTGGCCCCGGTCAGGCTGCCCCATTTGGTGCTGAACCGGTTGTTGGGGTCTGCCGTGGGGCGGTAGACCTCGAACCGCAGCTTCTTATCTGCATTTTTACCGCTGAGGACAATGCGGAAGCCGAGGTCGCACGCGGCCCCGATGGTGGTCAGGTAGTTGAGGACGGAGCCGCCGGAGGTCTGGGCGGTGTAGCGGGTATCGAAGCCCACCAGCTCGCCCAGCTCCAACCGGGGCCACGGGTCCATTGCGGCTACAAGGCGGCGCATGGCGGCCTCCGCGTTTTCGCTCTTGACGACCTCGGTGCTGACCCGCTTGCTCAAGATCCATGTGGCCGGGTAGAGGGTGCAGACGAGGTTCGCACCCTCGTTTTCGTTGGAGCGGTGGCAGATGCGCATGGGCACATTGCTGTCACTGCGCCGGAGCCAGCGACCCTCCCGCAGCAGTTCGAGGTTCTCCCGCGTGGGGCGGACTTCCAGCAAGGAGGATTGCAGGGTGTTGTAAGGCTCATCCCAATAGAGAGAGACCCACACCCCGATCTGCCCCAGCCGGGCGAGGGTGGTCTCGTCCAGAACGTCCAGCGTCATGCGATCACCTCCGGCAGGATGCCCGAATACATCGGGTAGAAGGTCACGGTGGCTTGCAGGTTGTCCACGTTGCTGTCGGCCTCGGTCTTGAGCGGGTTGTCACCGGGGGCCAGCTCCACAAGGTCGCTGTCCTCGTCCAGCAGGGCGAAGATGTTCTCTTCGACTTGGTGCTCCGTCCGCTTGACGGCCAGTTGGTCGGTGGTGGTGCGGTAGATTTCGATGGTCTGCTCCTGCGTCAGGGTGGTCAGGATGCGGATGCGCTCGCCGGTGATGACGTTGAGGATGCAGGGGTTGACCACCGAGGCGTCCGTTCTGAGGGTGGCGGTGAAGGGCACCGGCAGCGCCCCGGTGTTCCGGCAGTTGACAAAGGTGTTGGGCTGCCGGATGCCGAAGCGGTGGGGCTGCGCGTAGTTGACCGGGAACCGGAAGGCTGCCGTGAAGCCGCCCAGCGTGTAGCTGGCAGCGGTCAGGCTGTACCAGAAGGGCTTGGGACAGAAGAGCATCATCTCCAGCCGGACGAAGCCGTGGAGCTGGACGGTGTAGGGGGTCTTGCTGACCACGAACCGGCAGAACCACCGGTCCCCGAAGTAGAGGGTGCCCGTGGTCTTGTAGGTCAGGGTGCGGAGCAGCAGCTCGGCATCCGCGTCGCCGTGGGGGCCCCAGCAGTCGGCGGTGATCTGGCGGTACACCCCCGCTACGCTCTGATCTTCGACGGTCTGACCCACCTGATTGACGCCCTGCGCCAGTTGTAAGTCCACCGGCACGCCGTTGAGCGGGTCCATGGTATAGGGGATGCCGTGATCCCAGCCCAGATGGAGTTCTGCGCCCGCATCGGTCACGAGCATGAGGTGATCTTGTCGTTCCATTCGGGTGCCTCCTTTCAGTGCTTCTGGGCCTTGGCGCGGTCGGCCTCCCAGCGGGTCTCGCGGGCGAGGTCGGCGGCGCTCTGGGCCTTCGAGTGGATGTTCTGGATGATGGTGGTGTCGCCCTCGCGGTGGTAGCTGCTGGCGGCAGCGGCTACCTGCGCCGTGCCGGAAGCGGCCACGCTGCGGGTGACGGCCATGTTGTCCGACAGCACGAGGCTGTCCGCCTGACGCACCATCTCGGCCAGCTTCTCGTTTGCCGCGAGGATGGCGGCGGTGTTGTCCTCGATGGCTCCGGTGTTGTCCGGGGCGGGGGAGCCAGACGAAGCGCCCGACGAGCTGCTCTTGTCGAGGTCGTCGAGGATGGTTTCGGTCTTCTGCTTCACGCCGTCCACATAGGTGGTGATGGTCTTGTAGGACCGCTCCACGCCGTCCACCAGCCGCTTGCCCGCCTCGGTGATGGTCTTGGTCACCTGTGTGGTGACGCGGCCCGCATCGTCTTGGAGCTTCTCCGTCAGGGTCTTGGTGGTGACGGTGGTGCCGTCCTGCCGGGCCTCTTTGCGGGTATCGGTCAGGGACTCGATGACCTTTTTGGAGCCGGAATCGGTGGCGGCGTCCTCGTCCTGCAATTTCCGCTCGGCTTGCCGCTTCCGGCGCTGGTCGGCAAGTTTGTCCGCTGCTTTCCAGAGCGGGTTGCTTACCCGGCTGATGGTGGACAGGTGCAGCTTGCTGGCGGCCCAGTTGTAGGTGTCGATCATGGCGTTGACCGCCGAGACGAAGCCCTGCACGCTGAGGCCGATGACCCGCAGAATGCTTTCGAAAATGAACGATGCGATATCCTCGACGCCGTACCAGACCTTCTTGAAGCCCTCGCCGACAGATTTGTTGGTGCCCGCAAAGGAGACCAGCGCACCCACCAGCATCCCGATGAGGGAGATGACCAGCAGGATGGGGTTGGCGTCCATGACCGCGTTCAGGGCGGTCTGCCCGGCGGTGGCCGAGGCTGCGGCGGGGATGAACTTCGCCACCAGCGACGCGGCCAAGCTGGCGAGGTTGGAGCCGACGCCGCCCAGCGCCGAGGAGAGCTTATTCAGCGCCCCCAGTGCGAGGTCGTTGATCTGCTTCTTCTGTTCGGCGGTGCACGCTTGCCAGAAATATTCCGCCGCCCAGAGGCCCAGCTGCTCGATGTCGCCGTTCTTGATGGCGTTGGCCAGCGTCTTGATGGCACCGAGGGCGTCGGTCTGGATGTCGGACTGGATCTGCGCCCAGCCGTCTTCGAGCTTCGACCGGAACTGGGTGGTCAGCAGCTCGCCCGCGCTGGCGTACTGGGGCCCGGCGTCCTCGATGGTGCGGACGGTGGACTCCACGCCGTCGGCGGTCTTGGTGGTCACGGTCTTCACCGTGCGCTCCACTCCGTCGATAATCTCCTTGCCCGTCCGGGTGGTGACGGTGCTGATCCGCTCGCTGCCGTCGGCCAGCAGCTCGGTGGTCTTTTCCACCGTGACCTTCGCCCCGTCGATGAGCTGGGTCTGGGTGTCCTTCGTGGTGGAGACCACATCCCGCACCGCCTCGATGCTCTGCTGCACCTTCTGGCTGCCGTCCGCCGCTGTGGTGGTGATGGTCTTCACGTCCGACAGCACGCCGTTCACCATCTGGCGGGAAGTTTCGGTCACGGTCTGCTTTTGCTGCTGGGTGCCGTTTTTCAGGGTCTCGTTGACCGTCTCGGTGGTGGTGGTCACACCGTTCTCGACCTTCGTGCCGGTGGAGGTGATGGAGTTCACCACCTCGGAAGCGGCTTTTGTTGTGGCAGAGCTGGCTTTTTCCGCCGCGTTCTGCGTGGCCGAGGCAGCCGATGCGGCGGAGGTCGAAATGGTCTGCGCCGCTTTCTGGGATTCTGCCGCAGCGGCTTTGGCTTCGTTCTGACGCTCCGTCCAACTCTTATTGCTGATGCCTTCACCAGACTGGGCCGCTTTGTGGCGCTGGTCGCGGTTGGCATTCGAGGTCTCTGCATCCTTTTGAGCATCCTTGTCGAGCTTGGACTGGTTATAGTCGTCCATCGCGCCGTTGTAGGCTTCGTTGTAAGCATCTTTGGCAGCACCGAGGCCGTTCTTCAGGTTCGCCAGCGCGGCGGCAGCACCCTTGATTTTGGCAACCAGTTCGTTGATCCAGTCCACCACGGTGCCGATGGCACTTTGGGCGATTTTCTGGACAGACGAAAAGGCTGAGTTGACGGCAGTGCGGAACGTCGAGCTCGTGTTGTAGGCAGTCACAAGCCCGGCGGCCAGCGCTGCGACAAGGGAAACGACCAGCCCGATGGGGTTAGCTTTCAGAACTGCGTTTAGCGCGGCCTGAGCGACCGCCAGCCCGTTCGCTCCGCTCTTTGCGGCGGCATGGGCCGCTGCCATTGCAGTGGTCGCGGCGGTCTGGATGACGGTTACGGCGGAGGTGGCGGCAATGTAGCCTTTATAATTCAGAAACGCCGCCCCGGCTGCGGCGACTACAGCGGTCGCAACACCGATGGTCTCCTTCAACTGACGCATCTTTTCGTCATCGTCGAGGAAGGTGACCACCAGCTCGTTGCCTTTGCCGATGATGTCACCGAAGGCCGTGAACAGGTCATTGGTCAGTTTGCCGACGAGGGCGCTGATGTTGTCCTGCAATGTGGACAGCCGACCATTCACGGTCTGGCTGGCTTCCAACATGCCGTTGTAGAACTGCCCGCCCTCGCTGGTGGCAGCATTCACGGCGGCGGCCAGCTCGTCGAAGCCCACCTTGCCGTCCGAGATGCGCTTGTACAGGTCAGACATGCTTTCGCCGGTGGCCTCGCAGATCTGATTCAGCGGGTTGAAGCCCGCGTCGATCATCATGTTGACGTTTTCCAGCGTGACCTTCTGGGCGCTGGACATCTTGCCGTAGGCCCGGACAAGGGTCTGGAGCTTGTCCGCATTGCCCAGCGAGATATCGCCCAACTGCTTGAGCACGCCGGTGGTATCATCCGCCGCAATGCCGAACTGCAACAGCGTCTGGGTGCCGTCGGTCAGGTCGGACAGGGTGAAGGGCGTGGAGGCCGCCATCTTCCGGATCTCTTCCAGCTTTTCGGCGGCAAGCTGCTCATCGCCCAGCATGACCTTGAAGTTGGTCAGGTAGCTCTCCATCCCGGCATTGTAGGAAATGCCGCTCTTCACGACGCTTTCCAGCGCGGATGCCGCTTTCTTGGCGAAGTCTGCGATGAGATTCCCGGCGGCGACCGTCCACTTGCTGACGCTCCGTTCTGCCGGGTCGCTATTAAGCTTTACTTCGCCGGTGATGCTGAAATCGGACATCGGTCCACCTCACTTTCAGGGTCGATCGTGATGGAACCGCGCGTAGAAAGCGGCGTTGTGGTCGGCGACGGTAACAATGCGCGTCCCTCCTTTCAGCTCCTTGGGCAGGGCAAAGGCTTCCTTCAGGTCTTCGTACCGCTGGCGCTGTCTGCCTTCCATGTCGGAGGTGTCCATCGTGCGCCACGACAGGATCTTCGCCATGAGCGTTTCCTCCGGCAGGGCACGGAACAAGGCCCGGAACCGCCACCAGTGCATCTGCGTGGTGGTCAGGTCGATGCTGTAGGCTTGCTGGAACGCTGCCACGATGTAGTCGGCATCGAAAGAATAGTCGAAGCTGATCTCCGGCGTGCCGCTGCCCTTGCCGCTGCCAGTGGATTCGGTGCCGCTGACGAAGAAGCGTGTCAGCGCTTCGAAGGCATCCGGTACTTCCAGCGGCGGCACCGGGTCCCGGTAAAACCGCCGGACGGCTTCCTGCGCCACGCCCTGCGGGTCGCTTTTGGCTCTGCCGCGCAGATATTGGTTGCTCAGCCAGACCATGTGCCGGAAATCCGGGTCAATGGCCCGCCCTGCCCACACGGTCGGCAGCGGTTCCGTCAGAATATCACTCATGTTCCAGCGCATTCAGCTCGCGCAGCAGCTCCGCCCGGCGGGCGGCCTTGTCGTCCACGCGCTCCACCATCTGCAAGGCGGGCGCAAACCCTTCGGAGCGGCTGCGGGGCTTATTCTTCTTCTGCTGGCGGCGCTGGGCACGGTTCTGCGGGATGGGAGCCGGGGCGGAAGGCTGGAACATTTCCTTAAAAGATTTCTGTTCCGTCTCCACAGCTTCGATCATCTCGTTCATGCAGAGAAGCGCCTTGTCACAGGTGTTTTCATCGAGGCCAAGCAGCGCGGCAGCCCCTTCGCCGAGCACTTGGTCGATGAATTCCAGAACGACACGGCAGAGCGTGCGGAGGCCATCGCCCGTGGGCATGTGCACAGCTTTCTGACAAGCAGTGTTCCACTGCGCTTTGAACGCCTTACGGGCGGCATCTACGCGGTCGGCATCGTTGGCATTCAGGCTGGAAAACGGGAACTCTTTACCCTGAACAGTAATCATGGCTTACTCTCCTATCAAAAAAGCCCCCGCCCGGTCAGGAGCGAAGGCTAAAATGGTCATGCTGCGAAGCTCAGGCCGCAGCGTCGGTGGTGTAGTCGAACTCCTTCGGGGTGCCGATGCCCTTCACGTCGCACGCAAAGGTGGCGATGGCACCCGCAGCGCCGCCCACGTCGGAGGTGACGATGATGACGGCATTGCCGACTTCGCCCTTGCCGGTGCGCAGGGAAAAGTACAGGTAAGGCACCACGACACTCTGGCCGGTGCCATACTTCATCTTGTGGGACAGGACGAAATCCTGAAATTCATCGCCCACGCAGCGGTCGCCGTTGACAGTCAGGGTGCGCTGGGTGGTGCCCTTGGTGGTGACAGGGCCGGTGCGGATATAGGTGTTGTCGGAGGTCTGGGCGTTCAGTGCGCCGGAGTGCTCCCGCACATGGTCGGCGCAGACGATCCAAGCGCTCTTCTTGGTCTGGGTGCTCTCGGTCTGGATGGCGAGAACAAAATCATCGGTGTTTTCGATGCCAGCGTAATCGGCGCTGGGGGTGATGCCGGAATTGGTGACAGCTTCGGTAACGGTCATACAGAAACTCCTTTCGGTTGATAGTAAACGAGCCGGAGCTGCAACTGCATCTTGCAGCTTCCGGCGCTGTTGGTAACAATATAGCCCGACGCGGTGACGGACACGCTGAGGGGCTGCTTGGGGGGTTCCAGCTTGGGAAAATCACGGCGGTCATTCTGGGCCAGCACCCAGTCGGTCAACTGCTCAAAGAAACCGCTGTTCGCGATCTGGACGCTCTGGGCCTCGCTGTACTCCCGGCGGGAGAGGAAGAGGTAGCTCTTCGCCATGTTCCGCCCGGAGAAGTAGTTGGTCAGCACCGGGTCGGTGGGGCTGTCCTCGATGGAAAACTCCGCCACCGGCTCCGGGGAAAGCCCGGAGATGCGGAAGGCTGCGCCGTTCTCGGTCTGCTCTTCCGCAATGAGCGGGCAGGTCTTGAGCCATTCCCGCATGGCCGTGATGGTGGCTTTCTCGCTCATAAGTGTCCCATCCCTCCCCAGAAGGTCGTGACGGCGCGGGTGGCGTAAAGCGCCAGCGCTTCGCCGTAGGTGCCAAGGGCGTTCTGGCCCCAATAGCTGCCGCGCAGCCCGGTATCTCCGCGCAGGTCAGAACCTTGTGCATGGAGATAATACTGCTTCCGGGCATAGGGGGTATTGTAGACCAGCAAACCCTCATCGAACTTGGATGCCTGATTCACGCTGTTTTTCAGCGCACCGGTATCGAACGGCACGAAGGGGTCAATGAGCCGGGTAGCTTCCTGAGAAAAGGCGTACTGCGCCTTTTGCAATGCTGCTGTCTTCTCGGCCCCGAAGTCGGGCCGCCACGAAAGCTGCATCTGGATGCCGCCCACCTGATACTTCAACCCATAGGGCTGGTCAAAGATGGGTCTCGACATGGAATCAGCTCCCTTCTACATGAAAATGCGGAAGCAGCGGCTCCCGGTTGTCGGAAACTGCCGCCACCGTGCAGCAGATGTGTGTCTTCTCAAGGGCGGTGTACTCCGCCGCGGTCAGGCGGGGCACCGCGCCCCGGACGAGCTTATCCCCCCGCTTGAGGGTCCAGTGCGCGGCCTTTTCGGCAGCGGGGAGCTTGGCCCACTGAGCATAGGGTACATACCCCGCTGCGGGCGGCAGCCGGACATGCACCACCCGCTGCGGGTCGCCGCTCTGGGTGGTCTGGATCTCCCGCCAACTGCACCCCGCCAGCACCTTGCAGACCGGCGTATCGGCTTCCGTCCGAATGTCGTGCACGAGGTTGACGACGGTGACGCTGCACTGCATCAGAAACACCCCCGATACAGCAGCCCGTGAGGGTCGCTGCCCAGCGTGTTGGAGAGGATGCCCTGCGCTTCCGCTGCTAGCCGCTCGGAAAGTGCCCCGCTGGCGAAGGTAACAGAGTAGCCGTCGTTGGACACGCTGGAAGCCCCGGGCACGGCACAGGTGCTCTGGGCGGCGCTCATGGCATCGACGATCTGGACGCAAGCATCAGCCAGCAGGGCGGCGCACCCGGCACAGGTCCCGGCGTGGGACTCTGCCCGGCCAAAGGTGTGCCGGTCGATGAGCCGGGAAGCCCGGGCACACAGCGTATCAAAGGCGGCCTCGTCCAGCGTACCGCCCGCTGTCTGGTACTGTTCGTAGGTGCAGTAAATCATAAGCCCCTCCTTATGCGGACTTCTTCACAAGGATGATCTGGGGCTTGGTGACCTTGTAGGCGTAGACCTTGCGGCCCTGCACGGCGGATGCGCCGATGAAATCGCCGGAGCCGGACAGGTCCTGAACGTGGACAGGGACGGCCCACTCCTCCACCACTGCGAACCAGTTGGGGTGGCCCGCCACATACTCCACGCCCTCGCCGAGGGTGGAGTCCTCGAAGACGGTATAACCTGCAATGCGGCCCACCGCGCCGCTCTGCACCACGGCGTCGCCGAGGTCGGACGCCTTGATGAACTCCGGGCTCTTGAGCAGCAGACCGTAGATGTCCGGGGAGACCAGCAGCCAGCGACCCGCCGTGGGCACGCCAATAGAGGACTGCCGGGTGCGGGCGTCCACGATGTTCTCGTAGATGGTCTTTGCGGTCAGGGCGGTGGTGGTGCCGAAGGCAGTGCCCGCAGTGGTCAGCTCGGTGGAGCCATCGGTGTCCATCTGCAAGCCCAGCGAGTAACCGGCGCTGTCCAGACGGTCAGCCACCAGATCGCCGGGGACGCTCTCGGCGTCGAAGCCGTCGATGATCTCATTCACGGCCTTGTCCTTGTCGATGGTGACGGTGAGGTAGGTGGTGTCACCGGTGGTGCGCTTTGCGCCGGTGGCCTTGTTGTAGTCGTTCACGACGACCTCGGTATCGCGGACGGGAACCTTGACGGAACCCGCCTTGGGGCTGCCCTCATAGCGGTTGTTGCAGATGACGCCGACCTTCTTGACCAGCGTTTTGCGGAGCTTGAGGTCAACCAACTGGGAATAACGAACCTGTGCTTCGTGTGCCATAATGTTTCCTTTCGTTTAGTTGATTTGGATATCGGGGTTCAGGTCCTTGAACGCCGCGAGGACGGGGTCGGTGTCGCCGGTGGGCGGGGTGCCGTGCTCCGCGCCGGTGGAATAGGTGCCAGCGCCTTTCTGCTGTTCCGCTTCGCCGAAGGCCCACGGATTTGCCTTGGCGGCTTCATCCAATGCCTTGGTGATGTCATTGGAACGGTCCTTGGAGCCCTTGAGGGCATCCAGATCCAGCAGGGCACGCACTGCCTTGACGCTGCGGCCCTTTTTGCCGAGAATGGCAGTGTCCAGAGCATTGTCGAAGGCGAAGCCCTCGGCCTGTGCCTTCATGTCGCTCTGGAGCTTGGCAAGCTCAGCTTCGTACTCTTCCGGGGTCTTTTTGCCGTCGAACGCAGCGAGCCCTTCCTGCGCAGTCTTGAGCTGGGCGTTCGCATTGGCGAGCTGAGTCTTGAACTGCTCGGCCGCAGATTTTTCCCGGTTGATGTCATTGCCGTTCTCGGTCATGATCCAGTTGAGCTGCTCCTCGGTGATGCCGGGGATCTTGTTCTTCACGTCTTCGCGCTTCATAGGGGAAAACTCCTTTCAATTTGTGAGACCACAGTTTATTACGCTGTTCTCTGTCAGTGTCCGGTCTTGGGCGGGATACGCGCCGCCCGCCGCATGGTGCTCACTCCGTCCTCACGCGGGCAAAGCGGGCATGAAAAAAGCACGGTGCGGATGGCATCGTGCTGAAAATGGGCAAAAGAAAACCACGGTGCGGGTGCATCGTGGTTCAGTTGATGATTTCGAAATTCCCGGCAGGATAAAGGTAATCCTCGCCTGTATCGTCTACAATGCGATACCATCCCCGTTCAACGGAAAGAACCTTGTAAACCTTGCCGTGGGTAAGTTCCAGCGGGGATGTATCGCCAATATAGCGGACTGTGTTAATCTTCGTCATAGAACCACCTCTTTACCTTAAACTTGACTTTTTCGCTGCCATTCTGGAACCAATGAACTTCCGCCTTTACAGCTTCACCATCTACATCAAGCCAGCCCTGCGCTTTGCAGTGCTGCCACTCTTCAGGTTTGCCGCCAAACTCTGCGGCAAGCCCCTGAGCGACTTCTTCGCGGAGTGGCTTTACACCGCCTTTTCCGGCGAATACCTGTGCATTTTGCGTTCTGGTTCCCTCAACAAAATAATATTCTTCTCCAGTGGATTTGTCAACTACAACGTAGTTTTTCGCTTTTGCTCCAACAGAACGTCCGATGCGGATATTGTCTGTGGCATATTTCGCCGCCCACGCTGCCTTCCCGCTGGCGCTGCGGCCAAAGCCGGAGACCATGGTGCGGGCGCTGTCCGCTCTGCTGCCGGTTTTGGCAACAAAATCGGCCAGCTCGGCCCGCGCGGCGCGGAGCTTCACGGCGCTGACGGTGGTATCGCTCCCTGCGGCATCCTCGGCCAGATACCGGCGTTTCCACTTGCGGACAGCTCGCTCGCGGGCCCGCTGCATCTGGCTGATCTCGTACCGGGTGTACTTCTGGCCGTCATACTCGATGTCGCGGGCGTTCAGCTCGGCGAGGCTTTCCTGTGTCCAGTTCGGTGCAGGGCCAAGCTCCGGGAAGACGGAAAAGAAGGTGTGGCGGCAGTTCCAGCCGCACAGCCCTGCGCCCGTGCCGTAGCCGGTAACGGACTCGAAGTCCTCGTAATGCTTGCCGAGGTAGTCCACAGCACCGCCCCGGTGGTAGGTCTTGCCCTGCCACGCTGCGTGGGAAGGCCGGGCCCCGCCGTGGGCTGTGACCGTAAAGAATTCCACGCCCATCTCGTCGGCGCGGGCGACCTGCAGCTTGGCGGCGGTCTGGTTCACGCCGGTGAGCACCGCCCGGCGGGCGGCGACTTCCAGCGTGTCTTGGTGGCCGGTGGGATAGGTGATGTATTTCAGGGAGTCGGCCAGTGAGTCCACGGCACTTTTGACGGCGTTCTTGTAGTCAAAGGCCCCGGTGCTCACCTTGAGGTGTGCCCGGTCGAGGGCGGCTTCGAACTGGCCGGAGACGGTGTTGGCCGTGGTGCCGGTCAGGTTGCGGAAGGTGCCCGCCGTCTGGGCATAGCCCGCATTAAGGAGAGCTTGCAGGGCGGCGCTGTCCTCGAAGGGTGTCGGCTCCATGTTGTAGTGGTAATAGATCTGGTCTTCGGCCTCCAGCGCCCGCGTGGCCGCTTCCTGCATGAGCTGCCGGATGGCGGCTTCGCTCTTGCCGGTATACTGAGCCAGCTTCTTCACCACGTCCTGCCGGACGGCCTCGGTCTGCTGGTAGCGCCAGAGCTGCCAGTTTGCCGTGGGCGTCAGCGTCTCCATCTTGGAGATGCGCCGGGCCACATCCCGCAGGATGTCATCCTCGACCTGCTGCCACAACAGCGTCAGGGCGTCCGGGGCGTGCTCCAGATACGACGGGGCCAGCATCAGGCACCTCCGCCGAAGCTCAACTCAGGCTGCTGGTTCTCGGTGCGGGCTTCCTCGGCCAGCTTCCGGGCCTCCTCCTCGCTGACGCCGTACCGGGCCGCGAGGTACTTGTACCGCGGCAGAAGGCCGCTGAGGGCGTCGTCCCTCATCTGGCCCATCCGGGTCTCGGCGTCGGTGATATAGCTGTCATCCCAGTTGACGGAGATGGCCGTTTCCGGGTCTACCTCTGCACCCAGCAGATTCTTGGCCGCCCAGAGGATGCCGCGCACGATGCCGATCAGCGCAGCCTCGATGGGGATCTGGTTCTTGTTGGCCGACTGGACAAGGTCCTGACGGCTGCCGGTGTACTCGGTGGCCGTGGTGATGTTGCCGGTCTCGAACTTATACCGGTGAAAACCCAGCCCGCACTTGAAGCTGAACAGGTCGAGCATGTCCTGCACGGCCCGGTGGTTCTGCTCCACCCGCAGGTCGGGGTTGTACTCGTGGTATTCGCTCTGTTGGTCGAGACTGCCCGCTTTCTCCGGCAGGGCAACAAACTGACTCACCACGTCATCGTCCGGCGGAATATGGTGTTCTACGCCGTCCTTGTCCACAACTTTTCGGCAGAGGTCGGCGGAGTAGAAGATCTTCTTGTGGCCCAAACGTAAGTCCTCACGGTAGTTGTCGAAGGCGAGGTCAAGACCCTGCGCTTCGTCCAGAGCTTCCGCGAAGACCGCCATGCCCAGCCCCATGCCGCCGTCAATGTTCTTGACAGCCGCAGGGGAAAACAACGCGAACCACGGCGGGGAGCTCTCCACGGTGATGCTCTCTACAGTGCCCTCCGGCGCGGGAAGCGGGGAAAAGTCCGGTGCCCCGTGGACGGTATCCGTCACGGCAAACCACTCATTGCGGATGGTGCGGCGGGTGTTGTCGCCGGTGTGGGTCTGCAAGTAGACGGCGGGCTTGCCGTCCCGCATACACTCGGAGACGAAGGCCGCTTCGGTCACGACGCCCCGCTCCACCTTCAGGGGCAGGATGCAGGACGCCGGATCATAGTCCAGCGCAATGCGGGCATCCGGCTGCGCGATCAGGCTGCCGCCCTCGCCCTTGACGCCGGTGACGCTGAGCACAAACGCACCCGTGCCGGACCAGTAGGCCTGTTCCACCAGCTTGTTGGCGTTGTCCCAGAAGTGCAGCTCCCGGAGCAGCCCGCCCACCTGCTGCTCATCCGAGCCCAGCAGATAGGCGGCGGTCTTCTCGTCCGCGATCTGGAAGGTGGTGCGGTCGTTGAGCAGAAGGTTTGCCCAGTCCTCACAGACCCGCTTCGGCATCTTGAGTGATGCCAGCAGCCGGGTGTGTTTTCCGTCGCAGTATTCGGCAGACCGGGTGTGGACGCCGGGCACGCTGCCCTTCCACCACTGCCGCCACGTCTCGATCTGGCCGGAATAATCCGCATCCAGATGGTAGCCGCGGGTCTTGTTCAGATAGCCCAGAAAGGCAGAAATGTTCATGCAGTCAACCTCTTGAAATCGCGTTCGATGGTGTATTCGTAGGCGTCCAGTGTGTCGATGTCGGTGCTGCCGTCATCCAGCCGCTCATCCACGCCGGGGTGCTTGCCGCTGTACAGGGCCGTCGCAAGGGCATCCCGGAGGGTAGCCGCTCCGGGCATCAGCCAGAACCGCCCGCCGCCCATCAGGATGCAGGTCAGGCGGATGCGATCATTGATGCGGATCTTGGCACTGTTCTCCACCCGGTCGGCCAGCCAGCTCAGCTTGCAGCGGCGCAGCCGGTGCCGGATGTGGTTGATGAGGGTCTGCTCGGCGGAATCACAGAAGATGTACTGGATCTCGCCGTAAGCCGCAAAAATGGAAAGGCAGAAATCAATGAGCTTGTCTGCCAGAAAATCGGCATCCTGCGCCACCGGGTCGATGCGCTGGGAGGCCAGCCCGACGACGCCGGAATAGCCCGGCAGGATGCCCGTGGCGACGAAAGCGTGCTTCGAACCGTTGCCGCCGAAATCCACCCCGATGCGGACACGCCACAGCGGGAGTTTTTTGTCTGCGGGCCAGAAAAACCGCCCATCCCCGGCGGCAAGGCTGTCAGCCAGAAGGCGGTAGACGACGCCGTTGGCGGCCATCCACTGCCCCAAAATAAAGCGGTTATAGTAGACGGTGCCCGTGTACTCTTTTTTCAGGTCGGCCACGAACTGCGGCGGCAGCGTCGGGTTGTCGTCGATGGTGTAGGCCTGACAGTAGATGTCAGCATCCGAGTCCAGAAACTTTTTGAACCAATGCTGCGGGTTCTCCGGGTTGCAGGTGCCGTCAAAATGGCTGTGCGGGCAGGAAAGGCGGCTCTTGAGCATCTGAAAAACGCCCTCGTCCCATGTGGTGATCTCGTCACCGTAGACGTACTCAAAGGCCGCGCCCTGAATCTTGGCGATGTGCTTCTTGTTGTCGGCACCCAGCACATAGACCTTCCGGCCGAAGAGCTGCACCACATTGCCGGAAGCCGAGGTGCGGATGACGCCCACAAGGTCCGGCCCCCAAAGCTCCCGCATGAGGGAAAGCACATTGCGCTCCAGCGTGCCCAGCGTGTTGCCCATGAGCACGAGCAGCCCTTCGCCTTTGGCGGCGAGGATGCGCTGCGGGATGGTCACGGCACAGTCGAGGTAGGTCTTGCCGGAGCGGGTGGCCCCGGTCTTGACGTTCCAGCGGTGGGAGCAGTTGCGGAGGTATTCCTTCTGGAACTCAGTCAATGGCACTGTCTACACCTCCCAGCAGCTCGCGGGCCGCTTCCAGAGCATCGGCGGCGGGGTCATCCTGCGGGGTGTCTTCGCCCAGCATCTTCAGCAGCACCGAAGCCGCCTGTGGGTTGCCCCGCTTGGCCTGTTCCGCGATGCCCACGATGACGGACATCTGGTTGTCCACGTCCTCCGGGTCAATCTGATCCCGCAGCAGGGCGTTCACCCGGCGGTGGTCGGTCTCCGGCAGACTGAGATAGAGGTCTGCCGCTTCCCGCATCGAGCGTTTGCGGCGGCGAGCCGCGCCGGAGGCGATGCCGCCCTTCTGGGCGATCTCTCGTTGTTCGCTCGTTGTTCGGTCAGCAAGCGAGACCAGATTCTTCTCATTCGGCACGTCACCACCTCTCTCGTTTTGGGTATAAAAAATCCCCGCATGTTTCCATGCAGGGAAAGATTGACGCACATCCTGCCGGGAATCCTAGAACCGGCTTACGGATTTCTGGTGCACGCTTTATGTACTGGGTCGGTCAAGGTGGAAAAGGAGGTTCCACACCCGCACATCCATCCAGACGGGTTATGAGTCCATGCGTCAGGCATTTGCCGCATACGGTGTTTGCGGCGTTCGGTGCGAGATCACGGAGTCGAACCGTTCCCTGTACCTGCCGGATTCAGTACAGAGCTTCCCAGACCTCGCATAGAAGCAGCCCGCAGAACGTGACACAAAGAATTCCACCGCTTTGCCCCGTGAAGGAGGACGCGCGTTCCGGAGGCTGCTGAACAAGCGGCGCACCGCTCTGCGCGGTTCCGCTTATGCCATTAGACCACAGACTGCGTTAAAAAGTCGATGCAAAGATTACAAAATCCGTGACGAAAATTCAGGGATTTTCTTGTCCAATACAAACAGATTCCCAGATTTCAGACAGGGCTTCCATTCCATCACGGATGTAAACAGATACGGCTGTCGTATTTTTAAGGCCGACGATTTCAGCAATTTCGTGGTGTTTTTTCAGGTTGACAAAATATTCGCAGATACATGCGATCTGCTTCAGTTCCCGCGGGGTATCAGTATTCAGTGCATATGCACGGCGAACCGCTTCCTTCCGCAGCTCTGTCAAATCTACTTCCATCTGCTGCAAGTGGCGCTCCTCGTCCACGATATCACCCGCGCCGGTCCCAATCTTGTCCCCGGCACCACCGCCACCGGGCATCCCTGTCATGCTGGGCGTGGTTTTCGATGCAATATCCCGGAGCCGCTGGATCTTCTGCTTTTGGGCTTCCACCGCAGCGGCATCGTCCCGACACTTCTGAAACCACGCCTTGACCACCTTGTAGCCGGGTTCTTCCGGCTGGCGTGGTGTACCGGTGTCAGGTGTCCATGTCTGGATCATGTATTCACTTCCATTTCTGTGATCTCAATTTCCACGCGGGGATGGTTCTTGTCGTAGTCCACCCGGCTGCCGTCGTGGGCGGCGACGATCTGGCTGTTATCGTCGGCCAGAACGCCCGCTTTTACGAGGATGTCGGTGGTGGCCTCGATGAGGTTTGCAAGGTCCACCCGGCGGGCCGTTTTCATGTAGTACACGCACCGCACGTTCACACGGGCAGAGACGGGGTTGTGCGGCGTTCTGATTTGCCACAAACAGCTTTCCTGATACGCTTCAAACGCGGCGCTGGGTGCCACGAATGGCCGCCCTGAGCCGCTGCGCAGGATGCGGGCGGAATTCTTCTTGGTGCGGGGTTCACCGTAGAGGGTCAAATTCATCTGTCCGCTCCTCCGTTCAGCCCGAAGAACCGCTTCTTGTAGCGCTCCCTGTGTTTATCCTCATAGGTGCGCCGGTAGCAGCTCATTTTGTGAGTCATGTCGTAGGTGTAGGACTGCTCGGCTTCATGCTCCTGCTTCCACGCCCGGTAGCGCTCGCAGTGGTCGTGGCAAGCCTCGTGGCGGTCCGGGCAGCCTTTACAGGTTCGGTTGGTCATGTGCCTTCTCCTTTTTTCTTCATCCGGCGCAGAGTCCGCTCAAACGACCGGTTTTGCATCCAGTTGCCCTCATCAGGCGGGATCTCTCTGGTAACCCGGAGATTCCGCCCCGCGCCGATGGGATGGGTGCGCTGGTACTCGTCCGCAGACTTGCACCCCTGTGATTCTGCTTCGGCCAGCGCCTTGCGGACATAGGCCCAGCTCCGGCCCCCGGCGTCGGCGCATTTGTGGATGATGACGCCCACCAGCTCTGCGCCCAGCCGGTCGGCGTATCCGGCAAGCTCCTTCTTCCCGTTTGGGCTGAGCTTCCCGATGCTGGATTCAAATTCCATCCGGAGTGCGGTCGTCGTCGGGTCGTCGGGCGGCGTTTCTGCCGCAGACGACTGTCTTGTTTTAATGGTTAGACTTGTTAAGTTGTTGTCGGTTGCCTGTCGGCAGCCTGTCACTTGCCTGTCACTTTGCCTGTCACTCCCGATGACGGAAGCGTAGTTTTCTATCGTGACAATGCTGTATTTTGACCCCGTTTTGACTGTCACCCAGCCTGTCAGTTGCAAATGGTCTAATGCCGTTCGGACGTTCCGAATGCTCAAATTTAGTTGTTTTGCGAGCTGAGACTGGCTCGTGACCAGCTCACCGGGGTGGATGGTGATGCCCTGCCACTGCTTTTCCTGCCAGTTGGCGGTCAGCAGCAGGTGGATGAACAGGCGGGCGGTGTTGGGCTCCGTGTACCATTCCCAGTCGGTCAGGCCGCGGGGGATGGCAACGAAGCCGCGGGATGGGTCGATGGCCACAGCCTGACCTCCTTTCGAAATGATCGCCCGTCAAGCCAGATAGCACAGCTTTTGCCCTCAGAAGGGAAGATCGTCCGCATCCTCGTTGATGAGTGCATCTGCCTCCGGTGTGCCCACGGCGGGTGGAGAAGCGCTGCGGGGCGCATAGTCGGAAAGAGATTCGCCGGGGTACATCTGAGCACCGGCGAGGGTGGTCTGCACCGCTTCCGGTTCAGCGGGGGCATCAAAAGGAGTCGGCTCTTCGGTAGGAACCATGATGGGAGGCTCTGCCGGAGGGATCATGTCGGCGATCATCTGCATCCAGCGGAAGATCACAAGCCCACCCGGCTGGATGTCATCGGCGTCTACGTTGTAGTAGATTTTGCCGTTGCATTCACGTTCGTCCAGTTTTCGGGCGTAGACCGTGACCGCATCGCCTTTTTGAAGCATCCCGTCCCATTGTTCCAGCCCGTGCCAGACGTTCACTTGAACGTATAAGCTCTCCCAGCTCCCGGCGTCATTTTTGACGCTGTGGGCTTTAATGTCAAACTTGAGGACCCGCTTTTGTCCGGCATCTTTGATGACTGGTTCTTTGGCGATGGTGCCATGGAGCAGCACGCCAGTTTTATGCTTCAGGATCATTGTCCATCACCCCCGGCAAAGGGGTCGTCTGCGCTGTCAGCGTCCTCCACGGTCAGAGCATCGGCCTGTTCAACAGCTTTCTTGATGCGGGTCCAACGTGGAGCCGGAACCTGTCCGGCCTCGTCCAGCTCCACGGCGGTGGACTCAGCATCCACATGGACCTCGCTCTCGTCGTAGAGAGAGCCGAAGGTGGAGGGAAATGCTTCCCGCAGGGCATGGACAAGGGCAACCTTGCGGATCATGGTGGCTTTTTTGCACTTCCACAGAGATTTGCCGGTGTCGTATTCGGTCAGCTTCACTTCCTCGTAACTGGGGCGGGTGCGATCCTTGCGGTAGACTTTGGCCCAGCCGCCCAGAAGTTCCTCGTCCTCGTAGACGATGGAACCCTCCCGCTTCTTGTACTCCCCGGCCACCTTATCGAAGATGATGACGCCGGCCTCGAAGCCGTCATAGCTGGGGTGACGCTCTGCCATTTGCAGGTAGCAGCTCTTTCCCAGAACGATGGTGCTGGGGGTGTCCTCGCTGTTGTTATCGTAGTGGATGAGGTAGGCTTCCTTGGTAAAGGGATTCAGGCGGTACTGCTTGCAGGTCTCGAGGAAAATCTTGCATTCGGCATCGGTGGCTTTCTGGCAGATGAACTTGCGGACGTCATCGAAGCTGACGGTCATATGCTGGCCGTCGGCGGCAGTGATCTCGATCGGCTTCGAGGGGCTGGCGGGCTGAAGGGCCGCATTGCCCTGTGCCGCCCGCTGAAGCGAAGCCACACGGGACGCGGTGGAAGTGGTGGTGGAAACAGAAGCGGTGGGCGCTGCGGCCCCATTGCGAGTGAATGCCATAATCAAATACCTCCAAAATTATTTGATCGAACCATAGCGGAAACCGCGCTGTGCGGCTCCCTGCTTGAACCATGCAATGTCGTCTTCTGTGAACTCGACCCAGAAGCAATACCGCTTGCGGGCCGGTGTTGTGGGTTCAGCAAACTGCTGAAGCACATCACAGTCCAACCGACCGGAAGCCGTAATGAAGGCGTTGGCACGAGCGGCCTTGCTGGCCTGTGCGGCAATCTCCCGTTCTTCATCGGTGGGCTGGCTGACGACCGGAGCAGCGGCGCGGGCACGATCGGCGGCAATGCGGGCCGCTTCGGCCTCCCGCTGCGCTGCACGGGCCTTCTCCCGGCGGGTATGTTCCGTGAGGGCTTCGTTCAGGCTCAGATTGCGCAGATATTCGGTCGTGCAGGGTTCGGCATCTTCGCCGCAGGTCTCCCGGATGATCTCCATCTCCTTGCGCCGGGTCTCCACGGCAAGCCGCAGCTCCTTCTCCGCGCGGGCAAGGTCATAGGTCTTATTGAGCCACTGAGGAACCATCAACCTCTCGAACGGAACGAGGGACTCCAATTCTCCGATGCAGTCCCGGTAAACAAGCTTCAGGGAAGATCGCTTTTCTTCCCGCTCGGCCTGTTCCACCGCCTTGACCTGCTGGTCAATGGCACCGGAAACGGCCTTGCACTGGGTCTGCATCTCCTTGATGCTCTGGCCGAATTCTTCCAGAGGCTCCGTATAGAGCTTCTTGGCTGCACGCAGAGCGTCACCCAACTGCTTTTCCCATTTGTTGACCGCCGCGCGATCGGCCTTGGCACTTTTGATGGAATCCGGCGTGTAGACCCGGCCTGTGTAGGCAGCGAGAAGCTCGTCAAGGTTTTTCTGTACTTCGCCCTTGTTCCAGCTCATCGCCGGAATCACCGGGCGCTCCACCCGGACAGTCAATTCATTCGTCATCGTTCCGATCCTCCTTGGATTCCACATCTCTCGGCAGAAAATAATAGTCATCCGGCGGCTCCAGCGGCGGGCCGTAAGAGTCCAGATCAATGCTGTACATCTCACTCATCCTTCAGCCCTCCGTCATTCTCCGCGATCATGGCGATGACGTCTTTCTTGATGCGGTCGCAGGTCTGGAGCAGTGCGTCAGCCAGTTGGTCGAACTCCTCGCCGATGCCCACCAGCCGCGTGAAGGTGGGGGTCGCCATCGACCAAATGCCGGTGATGTTCACGATGCAGCTTGTGGCCGTCTCGATGTCCTCCTGCGGGTCCACGGGCGGCGCGGACTGAGCCGCTTCCAACTGCTCCCGCAGCTCGCTGGTCATGTCGGCGGCAATGGCATAGGCTTGCTGGTGGGCACGCTTGTCCACCTCTTCTTCGTCCACCACGGCGGTGATGGGCTGTTTTTTCAGGGCGGCTTCGGCGTCCTTGGCCCGCTGCTCGGCCTTGTCTCGCTCACATTCGGCCTTCTGGCATTGGAGCCGGGCGGCAATGCGGGCTTCCTCAGCATCGTTCGCCCGCTGGGACATCTGGGAATACTGCTTCTGTAAACCGGTCACATCGGCCAGTGCAGCTTTGTAGCGGCTTTCGGCTTCATCGGCGCGGGCGTCTGCCTCCTCGGAGCGGTTCAGCAGGGATTGGATGGTCTTCTCCCTATCGCCGATTTCCGCAAAGGCGCTGTCTGCGCGGGCTTGTTCAGTTTTGATCTGCGCCAGAAGCTCCTGCACTCGCTGACTGTCTCCGGCGGCTTCAGTCAACTGCTCGGCACAGCCACTGCGGGCAATCAGGTTCAGGTCCTTGCGGGTCAGTTCCGGGAGCTGTTTTAATTCCGCAACTGTTGCGGATTTAAAAGCGTCGCCGTTTTTGACCATTGTGCGGGCACTGCCCTCGCTGAGTCCTTTGCTCTCATACCACTTTGTCCATGTACCGCCGCCATACCGCCCGGCCTTGGCGGTCAGAGCATGAATCTTGGCCAGATAGATGCAGGAAATCAGATACTCGTCCTGCGCTGCGCCGTAGTGCAAATCAAACTGCTGGTCAGCTTCGGTAGCCTGATCGGACAGGTCTCCCAGAGCGGAAAAGTCAAAGGTGGGCGCTGCGGGAGTGTTTCCGAAGGGTTCGGCAACCTCTGCGGGCGACGCAACCGCTGAGACGGGCGACGCTTCCTCCTCCACCGGCTCGATCGGGGCCGTTTTGCAGGGCTTGGCGTCCTTGAGGGCGTCCATCATGGCGATGTCGATCTCGTAATCATCCAGCGGGATGAACTGTGCGCCGTCGGTCAGAAAGACCTCCGGGGTCAGGGTAGCGGATGCCGCCTTGGCCAGCCCGAACTTCTGGGCCATCAGGTGACTTTCCTTCCAGACGCTCTGGGTGTCGTCCCAGCGCCAGAAGCGCCCGTTGTGATAGGCGTAGATCATGTCATTGGCGAGCTTTCTGCTGATAATATCCACTTGTCAAAACCTCCAAAGTATGTTATTCTTCGGGGTGATGGGGCTTGTCAAAACCATCACCTCTGGGGCTCGTCCGTGCTACCAACACGGGCGGGCCTTTTTCGTTTTCATGCGCCCCTCCGGTTCTGGCGGTACTCCGGCCGCTCGATGTGTTGGCGGCGGCGCTTGGATTCCTGTTCGATTTCCAGCCCGCGGCCATAGCCTAAGCAGACAATGCCGAGGGCGGCCATGAGGATGGCTGCCAACACCTGACCGCCCCATGCGGAAGCGGGCAGGGCGTTGAACCCGTCGCCGGTGCTGGCCGCGCCGATCAGCAGCGCGATGCCCGCAGTATAGAGGGTGTGGATTTTAAGTTTCATGCGGGTTTATCCTCCTTTTTGAGACAGGGGAAGAAGTACTCCCCGATTTCTTCCTGCGAAATGCCGACGACGCGGCAGATGGCGACGATTTCCCTGTTGTTCCATTCGCCTTTGGATTCTGGGGCATTCAAGCGCCTGTTCAGCGTTCGGTCTCCGATACCGGCCAGCGCGGCCAGCTGCTTCTGCTCCAGCCCTTCATCCTCGATGCGGCGGCGGAGTTTGAGATAGGGCTTTTTCAATTTGTTGACCTCCTTGTGAGTGGCTCCCTTCTGCGGTAGAATAGTGGCAGAAGGGAGGTGATAAAATGGAACAAAATACTGGTATGTCGATTTCAGACTGGTCTGGTCTAGTTGCAATGGTTGTGGCGTTTTGCTCGTTGTTTTCTCCTGCTCTGACAGCATATTTCAACAATAAACACCAGCAAAAAATGAAGCAGATGGAATACGAGCATCAGGAACGTGAAGAACAAATCCGTCGGGAACGAGAAATCTATGAAGGATATATTCGTTCAGCCGGTGCGGCTATTCAATCTGAAACTCTTGAGAACTTGAGTGAGTTTGGTTCCCATTCAGCATTAGCAATGTACTATGCACCAAAAGAGCTTCGAGAGGATATGCTGTCATTGGAACGGTTGGTAAAGCGTACCTCTGCAACGCAAGACCTTCACTCCATGAAGGTGGATTTACTGAATAAAATAGTTACAAATTTGCGTTCAGAAAAAGAATCGCAGTAGTAAGAAAACCAATCACGATGGAGTACGCCGGATACCACCCGGAAAGCTCCGGTGTGACTTTTTTGACGAGAAAATTACACGCAATTACCGCCAGCCAAAGAATAGGAATCAACTTATAACACAGCACTTGAAGTTTCTCCTTTCCGCCCAGCGTTCCTCTTCCACAGGATCGCTGGGCTTTTTGTTGTCGTTCACCTTGTTCAACTCCTTCAACATTACGTAAACGCAAGTTTAGGAGAAAAAAATAGCATCTGTTTCCTGCGGAGTCAGACGCAAAGCTGCACGGAACAACTGGATTTCATTGCGCGTAAAATCAGATTTTCCTCCCATTTTGCGGGAAAGAGTTGCAGGGTTGATGCCCATAATTCGAGCAGCATCATGTGTGTTCATGCCATGTTCTACGCACTTGGCACGAAATAAATCACGATTGAACATTAAGACTCACCTCCTTTTTGCAAGAACAGTATACAACTTGCGTATGCGTAAGTCAATACGAAAACGCAATATTTTTTGATGAAAATGCAAAAAACGATTGCAAAAACGCAATACAATGATATAATAAAACCAGAAAGGAGCGTCAGAGCATGGGAAATTATCTTGCTGACCGTCGAAAAGCTCTTGGATTGACGCAAAAGGAAGTGGCCGAGCTGGTCGAGGTATCGGAGGCAACCGTTTCGCGTTGGGAGAGCGGTGAAATCGCAAACATGCGACGCGACCGAATTGCGGCGTATGCTAGAGCGCTTAAAACGACTCCTGTTTTTATCATGACTGGAAACGCAGATGACGGCAACGAAAGTGAAAGCTCTCTTCCTTCTGGTGCAACGCCGATGAATCCGCATGATGTGGCTCCTTTGCTTGGAACTGTCCGCGCTGGCCTTCCTATGTATGCAGAGGAAAACATTGAAGGGTATATTCCTATTCGGCAGACAGATGGGGCAAAATATTTCTGGCTTTATGTCAAAGGTGATAGCATGAATGCTGCGGGCATGGATGATGGCGATCAAATTCTTGTGCGTGAGCAGCCAGAAGTAGAAAATGGAGAAATTGCTGTTGTTATGGTAAACGGCGATGAAGCGACCGTCAAGCAATTCAGGCAGGAGGGAGATCTTGTGATTTTAACGCCGCGAAGCCTGAATCCAATTTATCAACCTCAGATTTATGATTTGAAGAAAATTCCAGTCCGGATTGCAGGGCGGGTTGTGGAATGCCGAAAGGTGTTTTGATAAGAGGATGTTGCGATGGGACTTTTTAGTTGGCTCAAGAAAGAAGCAAAGCCGCCCGAAAAGAAGTTGACGAAAGCGGCTGAATCGAAAGCAGAACAAAAGTTTGTTTTTACTGATAAAGACCGTGAAATGATGGATTTGTGCGGTCCGTATGCGGATATTATAAAAGCGGGAAAATCTATGGAGACAGTCAAAATAGATGCCCCTACTATTGATTTTGAGACAAGATATGTACTGTCTGGATTGCGTACATACAAATTGGGAAGCAAGACAGGGATTTTACTTGATGACCAAAACAGGGGAGTCGCTCAGGAAGACTTGATTTCATTAAATCCTTTTTTGGCACAGGGAAATTTCGAAGCTGCTGACATACCGCTCTTTCACATTGACCGAGTGCGCATATGCTTTCAGACAGAACGTCCATGGGAGGGCAGTTATTCAGCACTAGAAATAACACCGCCAACGCCGACAGGAAAGCAGCCTAAATACCCTTTGTTTCTTCATTTTTACTTGCAGGATCAGAGAGAACATTGGAAAATCATGGAGCATGGTGGGCAAGAAATTTTTGGACATGTTGGCTATTTGAAAGATGGCACCATTGGAAAAGCGGATGTTGTGTGCTGGAGTTTCAAGAACCGACAGGGAGACTGTTATTATTTTCATATTAGAAAAAAAGAAAACGAGCTTTATCTTTCGAAAGTGGAAAAAACAACAGAATAAAAGCAGGAGGAAGTCAAAGTGTCTTTATTCGGCAGAAAAGAAAAAGAAGAGATTGCGCGGCTGAATGCAGAAATGCAAAACATGCGGGAAGCAATGCCGTCAGAAAGCCACACGTTGAATGATATCAATCGTGAAATTGCAGCCTCACGTGAAGAACTTGAGCAGGTAGAGAAAACACTGAAGCTCCGTCAGCAGGAATTGAACGATGCCGTAAAGGAACTCCAACAAGCAAAAGAGCAGATCGTGGAAACAAACGAAGAAGTTCTGATGCAGAGCTTTGGTTTGTATACACCACGCTACTCGTTTATGAATTCAGATGAGTATAAGGCCAGACTGCTTGAAATTCGTGCAGAGCAGAAAGATATGATAAAAAATAAAACCGCCGTTACCGGAAATTCCAACTGGACGGTAAACAATAGCGCGGCAAAAGGCAAGAAGATGGTTTCCGATATGCAGAAGCTCCTTCTTCGTGCATTCAATTCGGAATGTGATGATGTGATTGAGCACGTTAAATACAATAATATTGAAGCCAGTGAAAAACGCATTACTACCTCTCGTGAGGCGATTTCCAAGCTTGGAATCATTATGGAGGTTAGCATTCAGCCGAAATATTATCGCCTGAAGATTGAAGAGCTTCACCTTGCTTTTGAATATGCTCAGAAAAAGCAGCAGGAGAAGGAAGAGCAGAAAGAGGCACGAGCAAGAATGCGCGAAGAAGCAAAGCTTGCCAAAGAAATCGAAGAGGAACGCAAAAAGCTGGAAAAGGAGCAGCAGCATTATCAGAATGCCTTGGAACGTATCAATGCTCAGTTGGTCGCTGCTTCTGAGGGTGATCGTGCAGCGATTGAGGAAAAGAAGGCTGAGTTGGTAGCGCAACTAGATAAAATCGATAAAGAGTTCAAGGATGTTGATTATCGTGAGGCCAACCAGCGTGCCGGCTATGTTTATGTGATCTCGAATATTGGCGCATTCGGTGAGAATGTTTACAAAATCGGCATGACACGCCGCCTTGATCCGCAGGATCGTGTGGATGAACTGGGTGACGCCTCGGTTCCGTTTAACTTTGATGTACATGCTATGATCTTTTCGGATGATGCTCCGCGCTTAGAGGCAGCGTTGCACAATGCGTTTGCAGATCGCAAACTAAACTTCGTTAATCAGCGGCGTGAATTCTTTAATGTCTCGCTAGATGAAATCAAGAAGGTTGTCAAGGAAAACTACGACCGTTCGGTTGAGTTTGTTGAACTTGCACCTGCTGAGCAATATCGCGAATCCATCAAGCTTCGGGAAGAAGCGAAAAAACAAAGCAATCAAGCATCTGAATAACAAAAACTCCCCCAGTGTTCCAGCACTGAGGGAGTTAAAAGAAGTGGCTCGCTCTAAAAGAGGTCATCGCACACTCGACACTGCGATTATACCTCTTTTGGGCGGGCTTGTCAAAGTGTACCCAAAGGAGGTTTGTTTTATGGGACAAAGGACGAATACGGCCCAATGGCTGCCAAACCAGAACCGGTGGCAAATCAAGGTGCAGAAGGACGGTGTGCGCCGGACGTTCACCAGCTCGAAGCCGGGCCGCACCGGCCAGCGGGAAGCCAACCGCAAGGCGGACGAGTGGCTGGATGAGGGTATCGCAAACACCACCAAGCGCTGCTCAGAGGTCTGGAAGGAATACATGATCTCGGTGCGGGCGTCGGGCGGGACCAGCTACTCCGATCAGGTCGGGGACTTTGGCCGGAACTACATCCTGCCGGTCATCGGGGCCCGACGCATCGGCGATCTGAACACAGGAATGCTGCAAGACGTACTGAACCGGGCCTATAAGGAAGGCTGCCTGAACCCGGAAAGCAAGCGCAAGAGCAAGGGCAACCTCTCGAAGAAGACGCTGCAGGGCATCCGGGGCGTGGAGGTATCCTTTGTGAAGTGGGCCCGGCAGCATAAGTATACGACGCTGCGGCCAGAGGACGAGAATCTGGCCGTTCCGAAGGGGGCACGGCTCAAGGGCAAGAAGATCCTTCAACCGGACGCGCTGCGAGTGCTGCTCTCCACCGATACCCGTGTAGTCCGTGGAAAAGTCGTGCAGGATGACAACATCCACGCCTACCGGATGGCGGTCATGACCGGACTGCGGCCCGGTGAACTGATCGGGATGCGTGTGGGCGATGTGGAGGGAAACCGGCTGCACCTTGCCCGCGCCATCAATACGCTGAACGAGGAGACGACTGGCAAGAACGAGAATGCGATCCGCACCGTTGTCCTGCACCCGCTGGCTGCTGCCGAGCTTCATGCCCAGTTGCAGCAGCGCACATTTGAAGAGGGGCGGCAGCTCCGGGGCGATGATCTTATTTTCCCGATGGAGAATGAACACAGTCTCTATAACTACTGGCGATTCTATCAGCGCTGCAATGGCATTGTCCCGCCGATCAGTCTGTATGAGCTGCGGCATACCTTTGTGAGCATTATCGAGGATGCCATATCCCCGGCGGAGATGCGCCGGATCGTAGGGCACAGCAAGTCAATGGATACATATGGATCATACAGCCATGCCGTTGCCGGGCGGGCAGATAAAGCGGCGTTGGCTGTATCTGAGACGCTGGCGGAGTATGCGCCGAGTAGGGAGAAGCAACCCACTTCGCAACCCACTTAG